GCGGTCGTGGTTTCAGCCATTACCATTCCATTCTTTCGACCGCTTTCCGAATCTCCCGCTTGATCCGGCGACGGTCGGCATTGGGGTAAAGGCTAATAACTTCTACTTGCGCGAGGTATTCCGCGCGTGCCTTTGAGATACCGCGATACTGAACCGTGGAGCACCAAAGAACATAGAACTCGTCGCCTCCAGAATTCACCATCGGTCGAATCCGGGGCGACGATGATACGACAAGATCGTCCATCATCACTCTCCCGTCTCTCCAAACACCTGCAACCGTCTCCCCATCCCCTCGCGGAATCTCGGTAGGAACGGATAGACACGCTGCGCTGCGTTCAGGTCAGACAGCCCCTGCTCGACCGATGTTGGCGGCCATGCCCGCGCGTAGCGCCATTCCGCGATCGACAGCGATGTCACGCACCCTGTGACCGCAAGCAGCAAGATGCCCCGCACACAGAGCGACAAGAACCGCGGTCGATGGATCGTGGAAGGGCATGGCGACGAGGCCGAGGACTCCTGCTCCGGCGAGAACGGCCGCCGCCCAAGATTGAACGTCGCGGCAGAGGCTGAAGCAAAACGCCGTACCGACCAGAGCGGCGGGAATTCCACCTTCGAAGGCGAGCCAAAGGATCTCATTGTGCGGATGCTCCGGCCGGCTTTGCCAATGGTTGAAGTCGTAGGCGTGTGCCGTCTGCAGGAAGACTTCACGGAACGATCCCAGCCCATGGCCGAAGAACGTCAAGTTCGCGATGGTGTCCTGCCACATAGCGAGACGCTCGAGGTCAGACGTTCCGATGCCATGGATCATCATCCAGGCAGCTACACCAGAGACGGCGACCACCCCGATAAGGAAACGAATCTTGAACGGAGAGAGAACAAACCAGCCCACAACCAGCGCCAGCCAAGCCCCGCGCGATGGTGCCAGGATCAAGGACGGCGCTAGCAGCGGCAGCGTAACCCGCAGTCGGGGAAGAGCCACCACCCCGATTCCGATCAACGCCGCCGCCGCCGCAAGACGGTCGCGGTTGAAGAACAGCCCTGAGAAGCTGCCATCCATGGTCTGGACGAGATGCCCTCCCGATCCAGCCCACTGCGCGACCGCCAAGGCGCTGTTGATGCCGATGCCGATCGCGGCGCCGAGGAACAACCCGCTCAAGGTTGGCATGGTCGAACCGACCGCGAAGGCGATGGCGATGATTGCGATCTGGATCAGTTCATTGATGCCGTCGAGCCGGCCGTCGTCGCCGCCGTCATTCCAGAGCAGCGACAGCGTCAGCCATCCGACCAGAACGAGGCCAATCCAATGCGCCGCCGTCATCCGCACGCGCGGGGCGAAGAACAGTGCGACCGCGAGAAGTGCTGCCACGTCCCATCGCGGCGTGGTGGCGACACCGGAGATGCCGGGCCAATACGCGGTCATCAGTGCGAAGCCGAACAGGCCGGAGAACACATCACTCATCGCCATAATCGCGCCATTCGTCCGGGTTGTCGGGCTCGTCTTCGGCTACAGGAACGTAGCCGTCGGCATCTTCAGGCATCACAGCGTTGCCGTTGAATCGTCGTAGCGTTCGTCACGCGCTTCGCGGTAGGCGTCGCGCTTGACCGGTTCGTCTTTCGGCAGCGACCTGACCCAGGGTCGCGACGAGCAGCCGTAACGAACGTCATCTGCCGCATGGTCTTCCGCGTCGGTGTCGAGATCTTCCGCCCGCCTAAGATCGTGTTGCAATACCGGGATGGTTCGGATGGAGTCCTTGCAGGTCGAAAAGAAGTAGATCATCGGCCGCCCGGTCGACCAGTTGATCGAACCGTCCTCGAGCCGCTGTGCCGTGCCGACCAGCCTGGACCGCACTCCGTCCCAGCCCGCCATTGGGCCCGATTTGTTGTCGCCGACCTGCCGTGTCACGCGGGAATTGTCGGCCTTGGTGAAACCGGCGAGCTTGGCCTTGAACAGCTCGTCGTTGATGCGCTCTGCGATCGAAGGACCGCCATCTTCAGCGAACGCGGCGGGGTCGAGTGCGCCGTAGGTCAGCTTGGCAACGTCGTCCCGCTCGCGGAAGACGATGCCTTTGCCGACTTGCTCGGCCGTCAGCTTTCCGCCGACGGCGCCGTACCATTCTCGGTAGCGAACGAGGGAGCCTCTAGGTAAGAATCGATCTCTTGATGGACTTCGTCCAGTGTCGCTTCCGCCACGAACGTTATCCCTCGATATTCCCCCCTCACCACCGGATATGCCATGGCTAGCTCCTCGGGGGTCAATGTCTCCCAATCCAGTTCGAAGTTGGAAGTCATCTCCGACAACAGCCCACCATCCGATGCTGAAGGGCGAATAGCTGCCCCAGTCACCAGAGCGGAAGCGCAGCCAATGAGGCGGAATAGCGAACGGCGAGATAACATGCTGCTCATTGCTCCATTCTGCGAAGAACGCACCCTCGATCGCGGTCCAGTCTCCCTCGAGCCAGGCTTTGACGAGCTGCGCCGAGCCGACCAGATAGAGGCGCGATTTGTAGCCGGGATCACTCGAAAGCAGGATCCTGTTGTTTTCCAGCCGCGACGGGATGACGGCGAACTTGTGAACAGATCCGTCCGGAAGCTTGCGGTGATAGACCTTCGGATGCAGCGGGAACGGATGCAGTTGGTAGCGCGCTCTGAGCCAGTGCTGGCCGGCGCCGCCGGGGTTGGCCGTCAGGATCAACTGGATCGGAACGCCGCGACTTGACCGCAGCACGCCGAACAGCCGGTCGATCGGATCCGATGTCGGATATTGCCCGGCTTCCTCGACCCAGGCGTCGGTGACGTTGCGGCCCTGGTATTCGTTGGCGTCCTGGACCGTCTCCAGATACTTGAACCGGACCTTGCCGCCGTTCGGCATGATCCAGCCCTTGTTCTCGATGTAGCGCCCGCCGAGCGGGGTGTAGATCTCCTTGGACCGGTCGATCGCATCTTCCGCTGAGGTCGTTGTCCGGCGGAACATGATGGCGTTGAAGGCCGCGCCGTAGCGCTTTTCCTTCAACGCCCACTTGCCTAGGACTCCGTCAGTCTTGCCACCACCTCGAGCACCGCCGAAGAACACTTCCGGAAACGGACAGCAGCAAAGATCGTCCTGCGGGCCTTCCTGCGGTGACCATGAGCGGTCGCGATCGTGGCCGACATGTGCGTCGAGGCGGGTAGCTGCGACGTTCATGGCCTAGCCGGCGGCAGCGCGCTCTGCCTCCCATTCGGCTTCCGACATCGGCCGTTCCGAGATCAGATAGAGCGAAGCGGGCTGCGATCCGGTCGGATCGGTCAGCGCGGTCTTGTTCACGGACTTGAAGCCGTGCATATCGCGGAGCTGAGACAGGGCCTGCAACGCGCTGTCCCGCTCGAAATCAACCAGCTCGCCGGTGTCCTTGTCGAACTTAAAACCCTCGATGATCGCGCCGTAGGGCGAGGATGCCACCTTATCCCAATCGATCAGCGGCGACCGGACAATCCTGTCTTCCGTCGTCTTGGCGTCAACCTGGACCGTCACGACGCGGTCGACCATGGTCGCGAAGTCGAAGATGTTGCCATAGGCGGCCATGTTCAGCCGCTCCTCGATCCGGGCGCGCTTCGCCGCGACCATCGCGTCGTCATGCCCGAGGGATCGGTAATAGGAAATCCACGCCTGCACGCGGCGGTTCTGTTCCCACTTCGTCGCGTGGCCGTTCTCGACCTTGCCGCCCGCGCGCCGGCAGGCTTCGGCCGGAGGAATCCCAAGGCTGCGCTCAAAGGCGTAGGCCTTCGGCTGCGGCTTGATCTCACGGGGAAGTTGGGCAACAGACACGTCGGACATCGGGATTCCAAAAGATTCTAAGCTGACTCAGTTTCGTCAAAAAGATCGCCGCTCACGCTTTGGGACGGGATGCCTCAGCTTGGGGGACCGAGGAAGCGCGAGCGGCAAGTCTGAGGAGGAAACGCCCTTGGAAGGGCAGCGATGAGCAAGTCCGTCCACCGCATACCCTATGGACATGAAAAAGCCCGGCACTGAGGCCGGGCTGCTTTGGAATCATTTTAATGGGCCAATCTCTTGGCCCTTCCGCCGGGCGCTTCTGCCCGTCTCGGCGTTGCCAGGGGGTGCGTCCCCACTTCGACCGCCTCAACCCGATCCTCATCAAGAGATGATGGGAACCTCGCTAACGCCATGTGTTCCTGATTCGGCTTCCTTTGCAAGCATCCTACGCCGCTCACGTCGCTCTAATCCACGCTTTTGTTGTTTTTCGATAGACCGGTTTTCTTTGCAACCGTGCTGCTGCCCGCGTTTAAACGCCTCTCGCACTCTCTTTGATACCCCACGCATCGGATTGTTCCCACCATAACGACACTGTTCGGCTATATCTTCCAGATCATCAATATCGCTCATGACCTTTTCCTTTATACCGCCTCGATCTCGTCCTCATCGATTTGCATCCTCGTACTTGTGCACAAAAACTCGATCAAGACGCTGATCCGATATCGGCTCTCCATTCTCTCGATCTTTCCCTCCAGCAGATCGAACGGGCCGCCGACGATGCGGACTTTTTGCCCAATCCTGAATTTTCGTTCCTCCGGCAGACCGTTGCGTTTGGCTTCGAAGCGGCGGACTTCAGCCATGGTGCGCAACGATACCGTCAGTGCCTCGCCGCAGTATTTGACGAAACCACCAACACCATCGGCCGCGTTCTTCAGCTTGGCGATATCAGCGTCGAAATCAGGCACGAACATCGCGCCCGGAAACATCGGAACCGTGCGGGAAATGCGCCGGTTCCAAGAGCCTTTGACGATGCGCTTTTCCTTCGGGACATAGGCCGAGATGCCGCGCTCGTGGAGCTGCCGCTCGGCCTTGAGATCAAAGTTGGGGTGCAGCCGCAGCAGATACCACAGTTTCGGGATGGGTATTGACATGACAGGCTCCTTCACGAACTCGACGAAATCCCCGATGCTGTAAAGCGCTGCCGCCATTTGATGGTCCCCGATTGTTCACTTGAAATCCGCAAGATCTTCCTCTGTGGCGAGGACGTCCGGTGGGCCGGTCGCCGTCAGCGTGCCGTCCTTGCGGGGCGGCCACGGCCAGGGTGCGCGGGAGCCGGCATGGGGACGATGCCGCAGGAAGCCCGTTGTGAACACGGTCGAAAGTAAATCCTCCCACGAACCACCCTGCCTGTGGTTCAGTTCGACCCAGTCGGCGGATGGTGGTGCATGCGCCAAGGCCAGCAGTTGCGGCTTCATCGAACAGCGGAAATCGATCGAACCGTCATCACGCCGCCAGATCCGGCGTAGTGCTTCGCTTGCATGGGCAATCTCGCATAGCACCGTGATTGCGCGGGCTTCCGCACTGCCAGCGGGATAATTCGTGCTGGATGTTCCGGTCGCGGTTTTCTGTCGCTGCAGCAGCGTCCAGCGCTTCTGTTCGATGTATTTCCATCCTGCCGGAACGTTCTTGCGGCCCCGTCGTTTCAGGTCATCGAGGAACGGCGCGATTCCAGCCAAGCACGGTTCCTCCTCGTCCTCGCTCAGGCTTTCAGCCGCATAGGCCGTGCGTTGGCGATCGTCGAGAGCGGCTGTCGGCCATCTCGCCTCAAACGAAACCAAAAACCTTGCTTTCCGATCCCGCGCGCGCGCATCTCTCTCACGTTCAAGAAGGGGTCGTTCTAAGGGGTCGTTCTTGGTGCCCACGTATGGCTGGGCACCCGTGCCCACGCTAGGCTGGGCACCCGGGTGCCCAGGAGTGTGATCGTCATCACTGCCCATGGATGGGCAGTCGGGTACATCAGATGCAATTTCCGCATGGCTTTCGGATGCGTCCGCTTCGTTCTCCTCAATGATTGTATCGATATCAAAATCGTCCCGATCGAGGATCACGCGGTACATGAAGCTGTTGGAGGGCTGGCCCTCCTTGTTGCCCCACGGCGGACGTTTCTTTTCGACCCAGCCGGCTCTGACGAGGTTTTCGATGGAGCGTTGCACTGAGGAGCGACCACATTTCAATTGCGCGGCCATCTTGACTTGGCTGCGGCGACACCAGCCAGCTTTGTCGGTATAGCAGCCCAGCAGATTCAATACCTGGATGTCGCGCGGTTCGAGCGATCGATCGAAGATGGCGCCGGCCGGCGTGATGGAAAGGCGGGGATGACTCAAAATAATGGTTCCTGCTTTGCGGCCTTGGGTGCCTCAACGAACATGTCCGGCGCATCCAGTGCGGCTTGAATCCGCCGACATGCAATTGAGAAATAACGCTCCTCGATCTCGATACCGATGAACTTGCGGCCGAGCTTGACGGCGGCAACGCCTGTGGTGCCGGAGCCCATGAAGGGATCGAGGATGGTTTCGCCGGGAGCACGCTGGCAGAAGTGACGCATAATCTCGACAGGTTTCTCGAATGGATGAAACCGCGCGCCGTCATTACGATCTGCAACACAGCCGGCTATGGCATTCACTTGCACTACGCCACTTCCACGCCGCGGCCAATGCCATCCAGCCCCACCGATGAAGACAAATTCAAAGTCCGGTTTCCACGGCAGTGACAAATCTCCGGCTCCAGTGTGCTCGCCTTTATTCCAAATGACGGCCGCACAAGTATTCGGAGGTCGTGACGTGTTCCACTTTGCAAACGCTGCGAAGGGAGCAGCAGCGACGTCAAGAGCGTAGTCGCGTGCGGTCGTATCGAGATCGCCAGCAATCCTAACGTCAGCCCACATTCCGCCGTCGCCCTTAGATCCGCCGCCCATGCCAAGCTTTGCGTTGATCCCATATGGCGGATCAGTCACCACAGCGTCGACCTTGCAGAGCGTCGGCAGAACTTCGCGACAATCCGCGTTGTAGAGAATGATGCCCTCGGCCAGCGTCTCAATTCTCATGTGTCCGCACCCCACCTGCACCTATAAGCCGCCTGACACGACCTCGCCGCGCAGATGATGGTGTCCTGGTTGCGGCATGGTTTTTCGAAGTGCGGCCCGAAACGGCGCCGCTCGATCGGCACGAGGCGCTGCTGTTCCTCGGTCCGTTCGATTGGTGGGTTGTCTGGGCTGTGATAGAGGCTTGTCACGTCGACCTCTCCACAGGAAGCCCCGTGCATGTCACCGGCCACCGCGACTGCGTCAGCGCGCCTGGTTCGCGCCACTCCCGCCAGGCGTCGCCCTGCCTCGGGATCACGGTCACCCGGATGGCGCCGCAGGTGAGGCAGGTCATTTCGTGCTGCTCATAGCCGCTGATGGACTTTCCCGCCGGCACAGGGGCGGCAGATCCGAAGAGATGCCGCGGCGCCTCGCGCTGTGGCAGATGCACCACGTAGCCGTCGGGAAGCGGTGCGCTGGTGCTCATCAGATGTCTCGCGGCGCGCCAGTACATTGCTGCCTCCTCTGGTCGAGGGCGGAATAGCCTGGGGCAGGGTCTCCGAAAAAAGACGCTGTGATGGATCGCCGGTTTTCCGCGCGTCTGCGCGTGTCGCGATCGACCATGGCCTGGGAGATCTCAATGGGTGTCGCCATCGGCTTGCTGGCCGGGTTGAGGCCAAACGACGCGCCATAGATGCGCATGCGGTGCTCGACGGCATGGCCGGAGCGTTTCAACTCCCGGCCGATGCTCTCGAAAATTCGGAAACGTTCGTGGCGCGGCGCGCTCTCGCCGTAGACGTTGACGAACAGTTCGTGCCAGCGGGCTTGAGCCAAGGTCATGTCGGATTCGGTCCATGCCGCCTTGGGGCCGGGCTTTGAACCCGGCGGTAGGTCGCCACACCGATCGTCACTGACGATGCCTTGCTTGAGCTTGCTGTACATGTGCGAGCTGGCGCCATGCGTGCGACCGAAATGGCCGTCGATGTCGATCCAGTTCAACCGCTCGACGTCGCGAAGCCGGATCAGTTCGACTTTCTTCTCAGGAGTCCATCGAGGACGGGTGACGTCGCGCGAGCGGATCGCCGTGGCATGTCGCGATCCTTCCGGAAGTCGGCATGGATGGGATATCTTGTTCTTGCAGGAGGCGATGGTGCGACCGGTCTCCTCCGCAATAACGTTCCATTTGGCGCCACGCGCGTACAGACGCAGCAGGGTAGCTGTTTGGTATGCCGTCCAGCCTGGGCCTCGCCCCATGTTCAGTTGCTCCTTTTCATCAGATCATCCCCAGCGCTTGCATGTAGACCTCGAGGATCGTCTCTTCCTCTTGCCGTTGGTTCGGGTCTTTCTTCCGCAGCCGCACGATGGCGCGCAGTGCCTTGACGTCGAAGCCGTTGCCTTTGGCTTCCGCGAAGATGTCGCGGATGTCGTCGGACATGCTTTTCTTCTCTTCCTCCAGCCGTTCGATCCGCTCGACGATCGATTTGAGTTGATCCTTGGCGAACGAGGTAGAGGCGGTGACCGGCTCGGCATCGATGCCGGTATTTGACTGGCTGTGCATGGGGATGCTTTCCAGATGGGGACAATGACCAGCGGAGTGCGCTGGTGCACCTGTCAGGTTATTGGTGAGTAGAATTCGCGTATTGAAGGATAACGTCAGCGTGACACGGCTGGTCGAGCGGACACCAGCACGCGAGGTTTTTGCCGCGCAGTTCCGCGAATGACCGATCGCAGCATTGTTGTCGAAACAGTTCGACGACGCCGCGCCGCGCATTGCGCCAGCCGAGTGGCTCCGTTTCGGCGATGTTCAATAGCCGCCGCACGTCGTAGTTCAGGACCGGCATGGCTGGATCGCGCGCGTCCGTGACCCACGGAGACCCCTCTTCATTGATGATGAAAAAAGGGTTGCCCCATTTTCCCGGTCGCGCGACGCTGACTGTGTTCGGCGGCATGCGCCAGCCAGATGTCCGCTTACGGTGCACACGCACCGGGATTGTGGGGTGACCGATGACAGCCGTCGCGGGCTCAGTGGCGCGGTGATCCATATCCTTGTCTCCCTTCACTTGTTGTCCTCCTTCGTCGCAGGAACGATCGCATATCCCGCCTGCCGCAATAACCTGACCGTCTGATAGATCACCATGTCACCGTCCTGCACTGGTCGGCCCGGAATCCACTGCGTTCCGTTCAACGCCAGCGCGATCACCTCTCCGGGTGTGATGGTCGGCGCCGCCGAGGGCTTGCGCAGGATGGTGGCGAGGTCGTCGATGATGAGGCGGCGCTGGGTGGGGGTGCGAGTCATGCAGTTACCTCGACCGGCTCACATTTCGGCGTATGCGCGCCCTCGCATTTCTCGCCGTCGCTCCAGAACTCGATCCAGTGCCGCCCGCCCTGGTGGAAGGTGACGCGGATGGTGCGGCAGCCGCGCAGGCATTCTCGCTCGGTCTTTTGCGCCATGCGGTTTGGTTCGGACCAGCGATGGTTCACGTCGGCACCCCGCACTTGCCACAGCCATGCAGCCAGACATCCGCGATCCTGCGCGTGAACCAGCCCTCGCGCTTCATCATCGCGCGGGCGTCGTCGAAGTCGCGGGTCTTGGTGTCGAGGACCTCGTCGCAGCTGTCGCATTCGACCTGGATGAAGCCGCCTTTTTGTCGGTCGATCACAGCCAGGACCTCACGATGTAACCGACCAGAACAGCGATAAAAGGTGACAGAATCGCGAAGACTATTGGCCCCCAAGTTTCCTTGTCTTTCGACGGAACGTATTGATGCGCGATCAAACTAAAGGTCACGGCAATGCCGATCGCTTGCGGAATACTGAGAGGGGGAAGACCGAAGACCGGTACCACAAACCATCCCCACAGGATGCTCAGAGCCCAGCCGCGCAAGATCGTCGCGGCAATTAGAAGTCCCATGACGCCGATGGTGACGAATGTAAAAATGAAGCCCATCGTCAGAAATCCCCATCTGCGACCTGCGCACAAGGGATGCCGGCTGAACGCCATGCCTTCACTACGCGCGCGCGATCATCGAACACCATGAGAGGCTCGAAGCCGTCAGCGCGCAGCTTGGCCAGCAGTTCGATCTTCAGCACGTCGTCGTCGCGGTGGTCGCCATCTGGGCGCATGTAGAGCCGCAGCGGATAGCGGCCGGTATGGGCGCCGTGGTCTTCCAGCCATTGCGCGGTCTTGGCGCGGCAGCGCGCGGCGCGGCCGGTCACGAATACTGGGACGAACTCGCGCTCCAGGACGCGAAGCATGGCGATCATGTGCGGGATCGACTGATCTTCATCGCAGAGATCGAAATAGGCGTCCCATTGCTTCGGCTCTTGCTGGATCAGGTGCAGGCGATGGTCGCCGTTGGCCAATGTGCCGTCGATGTCGAAGATCACACAGGGAATCATCGCACCGGCTCCGACGACGGAGAAATCTCCCGCGCATAGGCGTAGCTCTTGGCGCGCGGCCATTTGTCCGAGCGATTGAGCGTGATCGCATCCCGGTTGCTGCCGTCCTTGAAAACCTCCACACGCGCCCTCCAGCGGCCTTTCGGGTCGATCCCTTGTCCGTAGTTCTGGCGATAGGTTTCGGCCGGACGCGGGGGTTTCGTTTTCTTCTTTGGCTGGTTGGTATTGCTCATGCTGCTTCGTCCTCGTTTGAATGGTGCGGAGGCGCGGACTGTGTCCCTACGTCTGAGCCGGCTGCCCCAACCACGGGCTCCCCCGTCTCGCGTTCGCATAGCGTGCTGGGGGACTCGCGATCCGTACCAGACGCCTCCTCTCTGGGTATTTCTGAATCAGGCGCTTCGAATCCCCAGCACTCCCATCCCGCACGCGCACGTCGCGCGTTCAACTCGATCTTGGGGAGGTTTGGGAAATAGCTTTCGATGACCTCATAAACGAGATCGGGTTTTTCAGAATGATCGCCGACCGGTGCCTCGATGAAGCTTGGAAATTGCGTACCTGGGGCGGGCGCCGGCAGCCGTGCGCCGCGCGTGCCGACCAGCAGCAGTTCATGCTGGTTGCGAAACCAGTAGCCGGTACCGAGACGATCCTTCTTCCAGACGAGGTGAGATTTGTAGTCGAACCCCCACGCTGCCATGACGCGCAGCGCATCTGACAGCATCGGCACCGTGGCCCACAGGAACAGCGCACAATCGTCGGCCGCGATGTCCTGCACGGGACGCGCGCAGATAACGTCCGTCTCATTGGTGGGGTAGTGATTGTCGGCAGCGCGATCCATCCCGGTTTCGCGGCTGTAGGGTTCGAAGCGCCATTCGGGATCAGCGAGGATCACACCATAACGCTTGTCAGGAAGGGCCTTTTGCTTGACAGAAAGCGCCTGCTCGTTGTCAGAACGCGACTTTTCCTTGACATGCGCTCGCGCGGCGCTGCCGTGGCCGGATTTGGCTTTCTCCGCGATCTGCCGCTGATCTTCAGCAGGCAAGGTTGCTGCCTTTGCCGCGACACTGACCGCAAGATGTCCTTGCTCGACAGCCTCCCGCAATTCAGGAGCAGCGTCACGCTTAACCTTGACCGCGTCAGCGACCGTTCGCGGCGAGACGTTGAGGCGTTCAGCCGCTTGATTTTGCGCAACCTTTTGCAAATTTGCAGAAGGTTCGATATCGGTTCGCTCACCCTGCCTCATGGTGGCAAGATTGGCCGCGACCATGCTGCGTTGGCTCTCGTTGAGTTGCCGGCGATGCAGGTTTTTTGATAGTACGAACGCCAGCAGTTCATCATGCGACGGCGGCTCGGTGCCAGGCGGCGAATAAAGCCTAAAATACTTGATCTGCGGTGCGGTCAGAGCATCAATGCTTTCCGGCAACAGCCCCGCCGCGACACACGCGCGATAGCGGTTTCGTCCGTCTAGAATCTTCTTATCGAGAAGCGTGATGGGCTCGCGCAGTCCGTGAGCCCTGATGTCGCGTACCAGGTCGTCAAACTCAGGCCCCTCGATCAGTGGGAAGATGTCGGCCAGAGGATGAAACGGAATCATTCCGGTGATCTCCAAGCGCTCGGTTGCCACAAACCCAACCGGCGAATTGCACGCCTTGCACGAATAGGCCTTGCCGTCCGGCTTGCGGCTGTCGCTCTTGAAGTCGTCGAGCGGCTTTGTCTGGCCGCATCGGGAACAGGTTTTGGTCTGTGCGGTCATCAGGGAGACCTTGAAAATTCGGGACGAACAGACTCACACGCTGTTTTGCAACTGCGCGCGGGAAGGCTTTTCGAGTACGCAATGCAACAGGAACGCGCGGGGGTAGTTTTTAAGTTGGTGGACAATGACCGGTGCCGCCCGCTGCGGCCCCTGTCAGGTTATTGGCGATTCTTTGTGATAGATGACCGCGACGCTTTAAATGCTATCTCGCAAGCTTTCGCATCGCTCCATTTCGGCCGGAGCAATCGCTCCAGAATCGCCAAAGCTTCCGCAGACCGGCCCCGAAGTAGCTCGTCCCTTGCATCACATAGATCTTCAACTGGATCGAAATCCGAGGCGCCGACCCGCTTTAGTTTGCGATCGTCGACTTCCTGCAAAAGCATTTCATCGGTGACATTGTCGAGTGCTTCGTCGAGATCGACCTCAACAGTCATATAACCGCGATGTTTCTTACCCATGTGCGGCATCCTCGCTGCCGGCTGACCGATGACAGCCGATGCAATCTCACTGGTGCGCTGATCCATATCCTTCACTCCTCCCCGAACCAGCGCGCAAGCGCAGGGCCCGCGACCAATGCGACGACGATGGACACCTCAAACCAGATCGAGAGAATTTTAAGGGCGAGGATCATGCGGCGCTCCGCTCAATCGTCGATGATTGCGGCATAGACCGCGAGCGCCGCGCGAGCGTTCGGCTTGCGCTTGCCGTCGATGATAAATTGCGCACCGCGCTCGGTGAGACCGGCGCGCTGCGCCAGATTGAGCGCGGGCTTGATCGGCCACAGGGCACGAACAACTGTTCCGAATTTCGAAACAGTCTCCGTCTCGATACTTCTTCGAACAGATGTTCGAGCGACGACGATTGACGGTAGTCCATTCCGCTGCACTGATTCGCTCGACATGACACAACAACTCCAACGCACACACCGACGACGCTCGCCTGTTTCAAAATCGAACATGGCGCGATGCGGAAACGAAAGTTTCCGCAAATTTGAGATTCTTGTGTCGAACGACCGACAATTGTGGTTGCATGTCGCACACCCTCAGCGTGGGCGATCTCATCATGGCAACCATTTTGTGTTTCCCGCGTCATTGGCGGGCCTCGATGGATTCCGGTCTCAGAAACGCATCCATCGGCACGACGCCGCCCGAGAGCGAACTCAGTCTCCTGGCGAGAGCGAGCGACGCGCCCTTGCGGCCGGCAAAGATGTTGCGCAGGTGCGCATCCGAGCGTTCGACGGCAGCCGCCAATTCCTTGACGGTCTTACCGTTCGCCTCGGCCCAGCGGACCATGGGATGTGATTCTGTCATGACCCTGACTATTTCTGCTAGGAATGGGAAAAGTCAACCCGAAATATTTCCCCTAGAAATCCTATCCCCCGCGAAAGCCTTACTAAAATGCGGTATGGCAAAGCGAAAAACCCAAAAGCCGCGTGAGATCTTCTTGGGCGAATGGCTCAAGCGCAAAGGCATCGGCCCGACCGAGGCGGCGCGGATTGCCGGATGTTCTCAGAGCTATATTTCGAACATTTCCAGTGGCTTGAGAACCAATATCAACGCATTGTTTTTATTGAATCTTTCGGAAGCCTTGGAAATCAATATCAACGACTTTTTCCGCAAGCCCCCGAGCGAAGCGGAAATCGCCTCCATTAAGGCCCTTTCGCCCGAGGCACAGGACGCATTGCTCCGGCCCAGGCGCCAAAAGCACGGCTAATCCCCAGCATTTTTCCACGCCAGGCCCACTGACCTAAAAAAACATTTCTCCTAGAAACATTTTTGTTGACGTCGAATCATTTCTGTGAGAAATAAGCTCCATCGAACCCCATGGAGCCGCCCGCCATGTCCACCGCCGCCGCAACTCTCCCCCGCCCACTTCCGCTCTACCTCGCCGAATGCCGCTACGGCCGCTACGGCAACGCCTTCCGCGAGACCGACCGCGATCGCAACTCCCGCGACGAGATCATCAGCCTGATCCGCTCCGGTGAGATCGACATCATCAAGGTGATCGAGATCGACGAAGTCGAAGGCCGCTGCCGCGACGTCACCGACGAGCTCGTGACGGAAGCCGACGTGATGATCGAACAGCGGAGGGCGGCATGACAACCCTCCAGTTCTACATCTTCGCCGGTCTGCTCAGCCTGATCGCAGGGGCAGGAGGTGCCGTGTTCATGGGCCTCGTTTTCGGAGGAATTGGAATATGACGATCATCGGCGGAAAGTCTCGCAAGGCAAAACTTCCATCACAGCCGCAAGTCGTCATCAAGCTTGCACACGGCCTCAATCAGTTTGCGCAGATCGGCATGGATGGCGAGCAGCGCACGACGCTTGCTTGGATTGGTGATCCGAATGCGGCCACCAAGTTCAACAGCAAATATGAAGCCAAGTCGCGGACTCGCGATATGGCGGACATTCCGGAAACGCGCGTGTTTCACACGTTGGAATCATAGGTGAAGCATGACCATCGGTAACTGCGATTGCTGCGATCGGTGCAACGTTCCGGGCTCCGTCGTCAACTGCCCCGGCGAACCGTTCGCCTGCCACATCTGCCAGGGTGACGATCTCGATCCGTACGGAGAAATGGAGATGGACTGCGAGTGTGACGGCGAAGGCTGCGAAGCATGCAGCGGTAGCGGCACGGTCTGGATCGTGACGGAGCCTGTCACCCTCGCTGATATCGAGGAGAGCACCCATGCGCGATAACACCGACCACAACCGCCTCGCCGCGCAGTTCGCCGAACGCCTCCGCGCCGATACCGCGTTCGTCGAGCAGCGCGTCGCCGAGATCGCCACTTTCGAAGCCCGCGCTCGTGGCACTGCTGCCAGCCCGCGCAAGCCGAAGCGTTCCATCCCTCGCGTCACCATTCCCGTTCCCCCGGCCACGGCCGCCGCACCGGTCGCAACACAGCAAGGAGCAATTGACATGTCTATTTTCGAAACCGCCCGGCCGACCTCGGCCTATCTCAAGATGGGAATCATGGGCAAACAGGGCTCAGGCAAGTCCTACACGGCCGCCGAAGTCGCCATCGGCCTGATCAACCACCTCAAGGAGCTCGGCGTCGACTATGCCGAGAAGCCGGTTGCGTTCTTCGATACCGAGACCGGATCGGACTGGCTGATCCCGAAGTTCAATGCCGCCAGTATCCCGCTGGTGGTCGCCAAGAAGCGCTCGTTCGCCGATCTGTTGACCGCGATCCGATGGGCCGAGACCAACGCCTCGGCGCTGATCATCGACTCAATCACGCATCCGTGGCGTGAGTTGATGGAAAGCTACCTGAAGACCAAGAAGCGCACGCGAATGGAGATCTCCGATTGGGGATATGTCAAAGGCCCCTACGGCTGGCAGCAGTTCTCCGACCTGTTCGTCAATTCCAAGCTGCACATCGTGATGTGCGGCCGCGCCGGGGACGATCTCGAATCCTACCGCGACGAGGACGGCCGCCAGCAACTGGAGAAGGTCGGCGTCAAGATGAAGACCGAGGGCGAGACCGGGTTCGAGCCCTCGCTCCTGGTGCTGATGGAACGCGAGATGAACACCTACACCAACAAGACAGCGCATCGCGCCTACGTGATGAAGGACCGCTCCAACCTGCTCGACAGCAAGGAATTCGACGATCCGGGCTTCAAACATTTCCTGCCGCACGTCAACTGCCTCAACCTCGGCGGTATGCATGTCGGTGTGCAGACCGGCGGCGACAGCCAGCATATCCTCAAGACCGAGAAGCGCGACTGGGCCCCGGTGCAGCGCCGCATCGTGCTCCGCGAGATCGAGGACTTGTTGGTTCTGCATCATCCCTCGACCGGCGCCGAGGACAAGAAGAAGAAAATCCTGCTGGTCAAGGAATGCTTCCAGGCGAGCTGGACCGAGGTCGAGGAAGTCATGCCGCTCGAGGACCTGCGCGCCGGCTACGACCTCTTGCACCAGAAGCTGGAAGGCAAGGCCTCCAAGTACGGATCGGCCATCGCCAAGGACGCCGAGTCCCTCGATATCAACGATTCCTTGCCGGATTTCGAATCCTCGCCTGAGCCTTCGGCGGCGGCGGCTTAAGCGCGAGGCCCGGCGGGTCGCGAGTGTAGCGATCTCGCGGCCCGCCGGGGACCACTTCATCAGGGAGCAACGAACATGGGATTTTATCGCACCAGACCACGCCAAGCGCTCGACCGCGCCGCCATCCGCGCCGAAGTGATCCCGATCCTCGCCCAGGAACTGGCCTTTATCGAGCGCACCGCCGATCCGTTCCAGATCGAGAACGGTTGCGTCAACCCGGCCGGACATTTTCCGATCAGGAGCGGCGGCGCGATCGTATGCGCGCATTGTTCGAGGATTTTTTGGCAATGACCCGAAGACAGCGACACTTGCGCATCATCGAAAGCTTTGGCCGCGACCGCGAGCGGTATCACCTCGCCGAGATTCTGACCCGGCACGGGCTTTCGATCCTGACCGATGAAGGTGCTGAACTGCTTGCCCGGTCCATCGTGACAAGCCACAGGCGCCAGCAGCGCTACAACCGAGAGAACCGTGCCCGGAGGATTGGCTGATGTCTGATACTCAGAACGAGGATTTTACCATCAAACCCGTCAACATGGCGCAAAGCATGTCGATCGCGGCGATGATGGTGCACAGCCTTATCGCATCTGCATTCATCAAACCGGACGATACCGAAGAGGAAAAGGTCACGGCAACTTACGTCAGCCTCGCCGTGTTTTTCCATGCCTTCTGCTGTTCCGCAAAACACAAGGACAAGATGATTGGAATATTGAAGATCATCATTGCAGAGCTCGAATTCAGAAGGAATGAGGAGTCGAAGTCATGACTGATTTCAAAACCCCCTTCCTGCTAGACGGCCCGCTGATGACCGCTCCCGAGCGCCGTATTCGCCTGATCAAGAGCATGGCGAACGAACTGGTCAAGCACGGCGCCGCAGGCGACCGCGGCGATGCCATCCGTGTGCTGCAGGCGCTCAACTACGGGGTAGTGAATATTCACTGCCTGGTGGACGAGGCGCGGACGCTTGCCGTGCAGGAGATCGTGGCGAAGGAGATGAGCGCGTCATGAGCGTGACACCATGGACGCCGGAACGGCGCAGCGTGATCAAACGCAGGATCGACAAGGAAGCTATGCGGGCCGCCGCGAGGCTCAACGCAACCACGGTCCTGATTGTCGCGTTCTTCGAGGAAGGCGAATACCTGCACATGCAGGACGGTGGTACCGCGCCGATCGACTTTTCTCACGTCTACAAGACGCTGGCGTCGGCAACCGAAATTCTGAAGGAATCAAGCGGCGAGGACGTGGCGCTGTCATGACCCTCCCCCGTCCGCAACGCATCATCCCGCCCTCTGCCGTCGGCAGCCTGCTCAAACGCGCCGGCACACCGACCCGGTCGCGCATCTCGCCTGAAGAAAGGAACACAGACTATCTCGCCTTGGTCAGGCAGTGCCCTTGCGTGCGTTGTGGCATGGACCCGGCCGGAGTCGCCGCGCATTTGCGGCTGAACTCCGGCCTTCACAACAAGCGCCAGGCGATGGGCAGGAAGCCATCAGATGCATGGACAAGCCCGCTTTGCGCGGGCTGTCACACCAACGATCGCGACGCGCAGCACCGGATCGGCGAGGAAGAGTTTTGGCAACGGCTCGGTATCGATCCGTTTCTGTTCTGCCAGCGGCTTCATGCGCAGGCCGGCGACCTCGTTGCGATGCGGGCTGTGGTGTTTGTGGCGATTTCGGAGCGAAGCAAGACGATTTGAAAAATCAAACCCTGAGAGGAAACAACTAACATGAGCGAACGCTTAGGCAAACTGGAATCCACCGACTATGACCTCTGGCTTAGCCAGTCCGAGAAGACCGCGATCGAGAAGGCCCGCAAATCCAGTGAGGCCTTTGCCGTGGCTCTCGCCCGTCAGGTCAAGCGCGGACGCGAGAATGCCGTGTATGGGACTTTCGTCGACACCACCCCACCGATCGGCGTGCTCCGCATCCGCGGCACCGTTGCGCTCTCGGCTTGCGGCTCGCCGGCCGCGATGTGTGCGGAGAGCGGCTTTGCCGGCGGTGCGGCGGCGTTGAAGTAGGCGCTTCGCCCATAACCCTAAACCCATATCTCAAACCCGGAGGCTATGTTTCAATGATCAAGCGAATCAAACCGAGGTCCACGAACAGCATCGACCAGCACATCGGATCCCGCATTCGCCAGCGGCGCAATGAACTCCACCTCTCCCAGGCGGAACTTGGCCAATCCATGGGCATCAGCTTCCAGCAGGTCCAGAAGTACGAGAAAGGCACCAACCGCGTAGCCGGTTCGCGCATGGTGCAGATCGCGGCGCTGCTCAAGGCAGATATCGATTTCTTCTACCCGGCGAAGGCGAACGGTCACCGCCCGGTCGTCTCCACGATGGACGGATTTCTGGCCTCCAGGGAAGGCCTCGTGATCGCGGAGGCGTTCGTTCGGATCAAGGATCCGCAGGTCAGGCATATCATTGCGTCGTCGATTGCGAGGCTTGCCGGGGTGTTGGACTGCGCTTGACGCGCGTTGCGCGGATTGTCGACTCGCTACATGTTTTAATGCCCCGGCAGGGAAAGGTTGAGACATGACACCGAACGAAGAAGCCATCTTCTCCGAATGCGCCGAGATCGCGCTGTCGCATGTCGGGTGCGGGGAAGACCGGCTCCAGTCGGCAAAGACGGCATACAACGAAGCCTGCCGTGAGATCGCCGAGGCGATCATGATGCGAGCCTCGAACCGCAAGACAATGGACAAGATTGCGGATGCAGCAAAGGAAGAACCGAAATGACGCCGGCAGGTGAAGCTTTTGTGGAGCGAATGAAGATCGTCGCCAAAATGGCCAACACTGGAACGCCGATCTTTGCGGCGATGGCTGCTGGCCTCGAAGATGAGGACTGGACGTTGGTATATGTGGCCGCCTGCAAGATGGCGCGCGACATCGAAAACCAGCATGCTTTATTGAAGCCTTAAGGAGAACAGCATGAACTTTCCCCTCAACAGAACGACCGACGCGGCTGAGTTCGAGCGGTTCCGCCGCGAGGACCGGCGAGCCTATCTCGTCTCGGTTGCCGTCGTGATCGTGATCATGGCATGCGGGTTCGTCGTCAGCGTCTATGCCGCTACTCATTTCTTTAACTGACGATTTCAGCAAATGACGAAGCCGCTCGCCATCGACCTTTTTTGCGGCCTCGGTGGCTGGACGGAAGGATTACTTGAAGAGGGTTACGACGTGATCGGATTTGACATCAAGCGACATGTGTACGGCGAGCACCGCTATCCTGCGCAGCTCGTAGTGCAAGATGTGCGGACGCTGCACGGTTCGCAGTTTCGCAACGCTGCCCTGATCGTCGGCTCAAGCCCATGCCAGGAGTTCAGTTACCGCGCCATGCCGTGGAAACGAGCAAAGGCCTTGGGACCTCCAGTGCTCGGCATGGAATTGTTCAATGCACAATTCCGAATCCAGCGCGAGGCGTGCGAAGCAGCAGGTAGGCATATCCCGCTGATCGTCGAGAACGTGCGCGGTGCCCAGCCATGGGTAGGGAGAGCTCGCTGGAACTTCGGTAGCTATTATCTTTGGGGTGATGTCCCTGCGCTGATGCCAATTACCCTGAAGGGTACGAAGAACCCAGGCTTCCGGTTCGATGGGAGTGGACGATCGTTTCAATCGGAAAGTGTCGATAGGCACATCAAAAACGGCGGGGGATCTTGGTTCAAGGTCGCTCACAATACCACGAGTGGACATGGTCAGAACCCGGATGGTCGCAACTGGAAACGTGACCCAATGGCCTCTGCTGGATCTGGAAGCAAGAAGCGAGAGCAAGCTGCGGCAATGATAGCAAAGATCCCGTTGCCATTGAGCCGGTACATCGCGGCGACGTTCCGGCCGGCCATCGCGGAGGCCGCCGAATGATTGCTTTAACTTCTGCGAAGGGTAAGTCAGATGAGCGATGAGATCATTGGCCGCGCCACGCGCATGGGTTGGAAACGCCGCAAGTCCGGCGACAAGTTCGAGGTCGTTATCGAACTCGACAAAGCCCCAGGATGGCCGATCAGCGTCGTCTGGGATGCCATGCCGATCACACTTTTATTAAAGACCGCACAGGGAAAGTCAGATGGCTAGAACGAAGCAATATGTTCGGTGGGCGATTGAAGGTGAGTGCGGGCTTTATGTCGGTCAATGCCTGACGAAGGCACAGGCTATCGCTGAGCATGTGGCCACTCGGGACAAGTCCTTGAGCGCCTTTGCGCCATTAGATATGGCCCAACGGGAGCGATGGCGAAAGTGCAAGGTACTTGGTGATCGTGCTGTGAAGATAAAGATCACGATTCTTTAGACACCACTTAAGGAATATCGCATGACCTTGGGAGAGCTGATAGCAGCGCGCCGCAAAGAGCGGAAATGGACTTTGCGCAAGTTGGAGGTTCTAAGCGGCATTTCTAATGCGCTGATTTCCCAAATAGAAACAGGTCACGTCAAAGACCCCGGATTCAGAACGGCAGTTAAACTTTGTGATGCATTGGGCATCATGGCCGATCGCGCTTTCGGCGCAGGTCGTGATCCGATCAATCCACGGGACATTCTGCGCGTTGGGAGTTCACGTAAATGAGCAATCGCCCCGATTGGGATAATCAGTTTGCCGAAACCGAGGATGAGCGGAATGAGCGTCTCAAGGCCAAGCGCTATGAGCGCGGGATGCAAATGCAGGGTTTGGCGGTAGCGCCCTATCCGTTCTGCCGTACGCCCGACAAGTGCGCCGGCAAGGGCTATTGCCCGAACGATCCTGCTTGCAACAACTGATTTTCGCTAACGAGTTGATAAAGCCATGAGCTACGACGATTGGAAGACACACAATCCTGACGACGACCGCTGTGAGTTCTGCGGTGCCGCGCCGTGGGAAAGTCGCGGCGGCTGGCAACCGTCAGCGTGCACCGGGGAGTGCAAGACCTCGTGGCGCGATCCTGACCACGAATACGAGAAGATGAGGGACGAGCGATGAAAGGATTCCCAATGCAGGACACCGGACCTGGAATGAACGAGCTATTCCACGATTTGCAGGCCGAACAGGCTCAGCTATCTGAGGCGCAGCGGAAGCTTGACGCCTCGGTAAGCCCCGCACAGGCTCGTATAGATGTCGACCGGGAACGCAAAGCCCTTGAGGACAGCGGTAAGAAGCACCCTCAACCTGACGGATTCATCAATGACTACGACTAACCCGCGTCCATATCGCATCTATCGCGCAAGCGTTGTCGGGATTTGCCTATACGACACACAGCCGACGCAAGACGCTGCGGAATCGTCTATGCGCACCGGCCAGGTGGAATATCCCGAGGCAGCATTCTCGATACAATCGGCCACCAAGGGCGGCCCCACCGAGGCCGATCCGCTTCGACCGTATTGCAAGCCGGATCAATCGTGCTGTGACTTCTGTTGCGGCAATTAGTTTTAACCACTGGTTAAAGGAAGCAGAGATGAGCAACGACAAGAAGCCGATCACCAAAGAGCGCCGCCTGCAGGCATTCGCGCTGTTCACGATGGCGCGCATGACTTATGCCAAGGCCCACGAATTCGAGGCATCTCTCGGCGAACTGCTGGGATACCCCGAAGAGGATCTGAACTACCTCGGCTGCATCAGCGATGAGTTGCAGGACGGCGGCAACTTCGATCTTGGCATGAAGCGAGAAGGCTTCGTGGTCGTCGACAAGACCAAGCGCAAGTAACCTTGACCATCGGATAGAGAAAATCATGAGCTACGGCAGATCAACCGGATTTATGTGGGGCCTGAACTGCGGCGTCTGCATCGCATTGGCGATAGCAGTCGACTGGAGAATAATCATAGGCAGCGTGATCGCGTGTGCTGCCTGCTGGATATGGCGCAGCAACGACTATCCTCTAACCTCGGGTTAAAGTAAACATGGGCGAGAAAACCGAAATTGCTTGGTGCGATTCCACGTTCAATCCGTGGATAGGATGTCAGAAGGTTTCGGCCGGCTGCGACCATTGTTATGCCGAGGCGCTGATGGATACGCGCTATGGCAAGGTCGAGTGGGGATCGCATGGCGAGCGCAAGCGCACATCTCCGGCAAACTGGAAGCTGCCGCTGCGATGGGCGAAAGCTGCCAAGGCAGCTGGCGGCCGGCGGCCGCGCGTGTTCTGTTCGTCGCTCGCTGACGTGTTCGACAACCAAGTCGACCCGTCTTGGCGCATCGATCTGTTCGATTTGATCGGGGAGACGGAAGAACTCAACTGGCTGTTGCTGACCAAGCGGCCAGAGAATATCGCCAAGATGCTGCCGACGAACTGGAACGTCGACGACTATTCGAACGTCTGGCTTGGCACGACATGCGAGGATCAGGCGAACTACGACCGCCGCTGGCCCATCCTGAGCAAGATTCCCGCAGCCGTACATTTCATCAGCTATGAGCCCGCCATCGGGCCGCTGCGGCTGCACATTGGAGCGAAGCAACCGGATTGGTTGATCTGCGGCGGAGAAAGCGGCGCAGGCTATCGACCGATGCCATGGGAGTGGGCCGCAGACATCAGCGGAGATTGCGCGCTGCGCCGCGTCGCGTTTTTCATGAAGCAGATGGCTGGCAAAAAGCCAATACCAGATCACCTAATGCTGCGCGAATTTCCGCTAACGAACTGTTAAAACATGTCGATCGTACCCGAAACAATTTCGCCGAAAGAGCTCGCCCAGGCGATGGGCTGGAGTGAAGTTCGGGTGCGCAAGCTCGCACGCAAGCTTGGCGCGTGCCGCGTTTTGGGTGATGATATGGCACTCCTCAAGGAGGATGTTGCGACAATTCTGGAGGCGACGAAATGCCCCTCAAGCTCTACCAACGCGGGAAAATCTGGCACTATCGCGGGACCGTTGCCGGCGGTCGGTTACGAGGATCTTGTCAAACAACGGACAAAGATATCGCGGCGCGTGCGGTTGCCGAGATCGAAAGCCGCGAGTGGAAATGTCGTTTCGATGGGCCTCAAGCGGTCCTGACGTTCGCCCAGGCCGCGAGCCTCTACCGCGCGGCCGGGCGATCGGATCGCTTCCTTGCTCGGATCGAAGACCATTTCAAGGAAACCCTGGTCAGGGATATCAAGGCGGGCATGATCCGACAGATGGCGGTCGACCTCTATCCGGGCTGCTCGGGCGCCAGCCGCAACCGCATGGGCATCGTGCCGGCCCAAGCCGTGATCAACCATGCCGCGGAATCCGAGCTGTGCCAGCCGATCAAGGTGAAGCGGTTCAAGGTCGACGCCAAGATCAAGGAGCCGGTCACCCTGCCATGGCTCCGAGCCTTTCAGGCCGAGGCCTCGCCGGCGATCGCCGCACTGGCGTTGTTCATGTTTCTGACTGGTGCCCGCGTCGGCGAAGCCATCGCGCTGGAATGGGATGACGTCGACCTCGAGGCCGAGACCGCCATCATCCGACAGACCAAGGTCGGGGCCGAGCGCAAGGCACATCTGCCAGTGAGTCTGGTTGCCGCGCTCGCCAACGTGCCGAAGGTGGAGGGCCGGCCCGTGTTCGTCTACCAGCACCCGGACGATATCGTGCGCGCCTGGTTCGGCGCCATCAAGCGAGCCAGGATCAAGCGCCTGACGCCCCATAGCTGCCGCCACGGCTTCGCTACAGGGCTTTTGCGCAAGAGGATTGATGTTGTGACGGTCGCCAAGCTGGGCGGCTGGAAGACGCCCGCACAGGTTCTGAAGACCTATGGGCACGCGATCGAGAACCGCCGGCTCACCGATGTGCTGATTGACGCAGACTTGACACAGCCGACAGCGACGGACGCGGCAAGTGCTCGCAAGATCAAGGAAATTTGAGTTAGCCGTGTCCCCTTCAGAGGACCATGGCTAAATAGGAAATTTGTGAGATATCATAGGGGTTAGACAAAATGTCAGACGGTAAAACTGAAGAAAATACCATGAACGAAGGACGATCAAAGGCCGGGATTGACACACAGGTGACACGCGGCCGTTCTGGGCCCGTTCCCTACGAAGTGGTCGATTATCGCGGTGAGATCCACGGGCCATTCCGCAGCGTTATTGAGGCATTCGCCTATGCCGACGCCAAGTGGCCCGACCAGGAGCAGGACGAAGACCGCACCGGCCAGGGCTGGGACGTTCAGGTCGTCGGCTGCGATAGCTGAAACGGCAAGTTAATGCGGTTTTTTGTAACATTTCGTGATAATAGGACATATTGACCTATAGGACAAAATGACCTACATTTGGTTCATCAGCAACGGAGCAAGCAAATGACCAACGAACAAATCGAACGCAGCGTAGAAATCAAGTCCAACGCGGCCGATAGTGCTCTGATGAATGGCCGTATGACCCAAGCGCAGTACGACCTTCACATGAGGGCGCTCAATCGTTGGGCCGACATGAAATATTCGAAAGCGAGGGGTTAAACCGTGGAAACCGCAGAAAAGCTCATCACGGACCTTCGTCGCCAGCGCGACGAAGCGGCCGCTCGTGGTGATCACGCGGAGGCTCTGATACTCAATGATCGAATCCGCGATCTCAAGGATGGTCGCATAAGCCCAACCGTTGAGACGGTCACAAGGCAATTCGAAAGCGCACTGGCGCGCAAGCGATATATCCGACCCCAAAATGTTGGTGAATGCCCCGGATGCTTCCGCAAGTCGATTGGTTGTTCCAGTCCAGATTGCCCGATGGTGACAGCCTCGTGACCCCCACTCAATACAAAGCTGCCATCAAGGCCCTCGGTCTCTCTCAGAGAGCCGCAGGTGCCTTTCTTGGAGTTGAAGAACGCCAGAGCCGGCGCTGGATAGCCGGGGATTCAGCAATCCCGGAAAGTGTCGCGAAGTTGCTGCGGCTAATGATCAAGATGAACCTTAAGAGGGAAGATGTTCTTTAACGCGTCGTCAGGGAGAATGTCATGATCGAAGGTTGCATCATCTGCGCGAACGGCAACGACCTACCAGATGGCGAGCATTGCTGCGCCTGCGGTCGAGAAGGGACGGCAGTGGGCCTGCGCTCGGCCGTGATCAAGGCTCGCGGAAGGCAAGAGCCGCCTACTGTTCCGATTGAACTGGTGCGCCATCCGCCGACAAGTGAAATACAAATCGGCTATGACCTCGCCAGGGAAGACAAGGACGACCTTACCGTCGTCACCGTGACCCGAGTCTTTGAAAACGGTTTCAAGGTTCTGTTCTCACTCCAAGGGGAAGACGCCGAAGCATTCATTGATGCTTGGAACCGGCGTTAATAGACAGGTAGGGAAACAACATGACCGCCGTTTGGTGCGTGAAACATCGGGACGGGTATTGCGCGATCAGAACCGGCAAACCCTTCAAAGAAGGCAAGGATCAGGTGTTCACCAAATGCCAGCACTGGATTATCTTCCCGTGGGGATGCGAAGAACGCGAACCGACATGCCTAGAATGTCTTGAGATTCTTGAAACGGCAAAAGGTCATTAATAGGAACCGAGAACATGCGAGACGATGAAATTATGGATGTGGTGATTAGGGTCTGGGGGACCGCTATCATGGTGATCGGTGTCGTTATCGGCTGGCAACTCCACAGCGTTTTTAGGTAGTTAACGCCAATGGTTGACCCGCGCTACTACGTCCAGTCTTCTCAGGTACGCGGCGAGCGGCGCGCATATTGGATTGAGGAACGCGACGAAAAACACGGCATCCGATATGGGCGCAGATGCATCGAAGATTTTGGAACGAACAAGCGCAAGGCTGAAAAGCGCTGCGCTGAACTTAATCAGCAGCAAAGGAAAGAGACATGAGCGTTCGATGCAATGACTGTGGCGCGGTCGCCAGTTACGGGCATGAGGTCGGCCACAAGAGCGGTTGCCCTTCCTTGAAGGGTGAACGGATACGCCGAATCCATTCAGCACTGCTGTCGAAAGGCGGTGATGACGGCACCTGCACGACCGGACTTCCTGTGCCATATCCCTTCTGCCGAACTCCGGAGAAGTGCGCCGGCAAGGGCTATTGCCCAAATGAGTATGCCTGCAACGATTAGCCTTAACATCACATCAGAGGAAACGCCGTGACGCCTATGAATATGCTGCATGACCCGGCGTGGTGGATTGCGACCGTCGCTTTAATCGCCGCCGTTTGTTACTGCTGGAGTTATCGATGACCAAAGGCAAACGATACTACGGCGCCGACGCGCCGCGCTCGACTGGACCTCATCCAGATCAACTGGCGGATGAGATGGAGGCTGCGCGGACCCGCGATACCATGGACAAAATTTATGCCATGACACCTGACGAAGTGAACCAATTCCTCGGCGACCATTTCCGCAGATTGTGCAGCAAGAAGATTCCTTAACGGTGAGTTAAAGGAACCATGATGCCGAACAAAATGAATGCTGCGGAGATCGTGCGGGTAGCGATCATTTGGGCAGAAGAAAGCATGTGCGAGATGATCCATGGATGTAGCCATGACGACCCATACCGGAAGCAAGTGCAAGATCTGCTGAAGCAGATGCGGACCTATCGAAATCGCCGTTTTGGGAAGCCTCGCGATCCGTTCGAAGGCGGGAAATTGCTGGGGTTGGACGAACTGCGAAAACTTCCGCCAACTGTTCTTTAATAAGCTATGAATGCAGATCACCCACCGAAGAACAAAGTCCATATCCCACCGATGATCGCGAATGGCGAGATGCCTATCACCGCGAGTACAAGCAATCCGATGAGCGGCACGATCAGGATTGCTGCAGACATCGGCGAGGCTCCCATGATTCATTCTCTCCTTTGATTTAGGTCATACTCCCCGGCATGAAACACCGGACCCTGTTCAACTTGCCGTCAGTGCGCCAGGGCCAGACCATCGTGGGCCCAGCCCGGTTCGGGCCTTCGACGACAGCGGAATCGGGAACGTCGACCCATTCCCCCTCCAGCCGCACGCGATAGTGGCCATCCTTCGTTTCCCAGTCGACGTCATCAAGCCGCATCGCTTCTGCTTCCTCGCAACACGGGGACTTGCTCGCACTTTGCAGGCTCTTGAACCATCCGTCGAGATCGGGACGGGCGTGATCGTGACCGAACGCGGCATGCCAGGCGAAGATGACCAGCGTAAGAACGAAGATGACGGCGACCTCCGTCGCCCGGCGGGTAGCGTGTTTCATTGGTGTCTTTGCTGTCAGCCGTGAGGATTGACGATGGTGTAACCTGCAATCGAGCGCGCGTGAACTCGGGTCAGGCGACCGCCTGAATTCGCGTCGAAGGCCTGCCAGATATTGCCGCCCAGGTGTGCCTCGAGCACGAACACATGGTGACGCCTGACCGCGACCATGCCGGAGGCCGGCGTAGTGCGGGGGAACCGGAACCAGTTGGCGGCAAGCCAAAGTTCACGTATCGCATGCCCGAACACCCGCACCGAGGCGCCACAGCCGCAGAAGGCACGGCGCGGGCAACCGGGCGGGTGGGCAACAATCTGGCTGGATAGGCCGTAGGAAGCCGCCAGAGCGCGCGTGGTGCGATGTCTTGCGAATGCTGGCACAGTGGCGCAGGACGAAATGAGCGCGCACAAGCACGCCGCCAGAAACAGACGGAGCATCAAACCTACCTTTGGTAGTGGAGAATTACGTCAGAACGGGCCGTTGACGGCACACAGGAACCCGGCGATTCCTCCGGCCAAACCGGCGAACACAAACCACGGGCAGATCATCTAGGGATGCCTGCGGAGGATCGAGATCAGACGGCGCAAGGGCGTCGGCATGTATCTGACCTCAAATTCGCGGTATCCGCTTCCGCTGAACGGCGGTTGGCGCAGGTACAGTGAAACGATGTTCACGCTGAGGATAAAAATTCCTGCCCAGATAAGTCCTACGTCAAACCACGATGGCGACCACACTGTAAACCAGCCGCAGACCACCGTGATGACAAGGTATACCTGTCCGGCAAGGAACGTCCCGCGGCGGGACCACCGCACCCATTCAGGATCCTTGCGATTAAGCGAATCGAAGTCAACCTGGCGTATGACGTACTCAAGGACCACCATCTCGATCATGGCGGAGAGCGCATACGCATAAAGGACTAGGTCATTCATTCTTGGCCCTTCCGAACTGCCTCAGCTTTCGCAGCAGAAACCTGTTGGTCAGGTAGCAATATTCAATCCCCCCCATCCCAATGAAAAGCGCAACGACCTCGGGCGGAAACTGCCTCACCAGAGCAAGGAATTGCGGCGTAAAGTATGTCAACGCCAGTGCCGAATAGTTCGCTACGAGGAGTACAGGCTTGACCAGGACACCCCCCGATATCGCACCAACAACGATGTACCCTACCGCGTTCCCTGGTTTAAACTTGCGGTCGAAGAAAATTCGGATGATCCCGCCGAGCAAGCCAAAGAGCAGGTATATGACACTGAAGGTGGCGACGTCATGCAGCATCGTGTCCCTGCGCAATGTGAGCGAGGAAAGCGGGGTCGTCTCGCGTAATGATGCGGGTACGCTGGTCGGCCAGCAACTCCTGATGCAGAATCAGCGGGTTGACGTAGTGGCCTGGGATTGGCATCGGACGCGGCCACCATCGTGGCGCGTCTTTGTCCATTCCAATCCCCCGCAAAGCGTCGTGGATCAGGGCCGAGCAGAAGACGTGATGCTCGGCGTGCATGTCGATGCCGAAGTGCATGAAGTTCGCGATTCCTGGATAGTCGTACTTCTCGCCCAGCACCTTCGGAGAGCGAAGATAGTGCTCAAACGCTGCGCTCATCTCGTCATCGGCCGGGAGTTCGAACAGGATCTCCTTGACGAACTTCCCGCCGTCGTAGTCGAGTGGCCGCTCCTGAACGCCACCTTCGGCGAAAGCGCCGATCACCGTTCCGCCCTTCATGACGCCTTCGCCGTGCGCCACCACGCCACCGATGTTCTTGAGAATCGCCCATGAGAGCGGATCGTCGTGGCAAACTAGGCGGGGGTAGATCATCGGTCAGACTTCCTTGTGTTCTTCTCTATCTGGCAGATCCGGTAGATGTGGATACAGGTGGCCGGGATACCGAACACCACTCCGATCACCGCACAGATAGCTGTGATCCACTGCGGGGTCATGGCGTCGGGGTTGGTGTTGCGGTCGGAGTTGGCGTTGGCGTCGTCGCCACAACAGTCACCGGCTCGACCGCGATCGGCGGGATATTGGCGCAAAGTTGCGTGAAGCTTGGAATCAACGTCTTGATCGGCGCCGCAGCGACAATCACGTTGGTCGTTTCATTGAAAATCTGAGTGCATGACTTGTTGCTGCACGTCTGGATCAGGTTCATGTGTAGCAGACGGAGGACTTCGTAGACCGTTGCGATGCCTACCGATCCGCCGGCCTGCACAGTGTCCTGTAGCTTGCTGATGATGTTGCCGGACTGCTGAAGCTGGCGGAAGCAAGCCTGACCATTGCCGTCCGGAAGACCATCAATCGATCCTGCGAGCTCGATGGCGGTCTTGGTGTCGCCCTGCACGAAAGCAACGAAAGCCTTCAGCGGATCGGACATGGAACTGTCCAGGCTCTTGAAGTCGTCGGCAATCTTGGCTGTCTTGCAGCCCGGCTTCAGATTGAGGAGATCGCATCCCATCTTTTGCCGCTCGGTCTGGGTCATGGGATCGGACGGCTTCGCTGCATTGCTCAGGTCGTCATGGATCTGCTGCCCGACCGGGCCGAGCTTCAGCTTCGTCTGCGCCTGAGCAGCGACACAAAAGAAGGACACCACGAAGGCAGTCTTCAGTAGGAAGGCGAGCCACTTCATGATGCTGCTCCGGGCTTCTGATCATCCGCCACGACGGCTAGGAGTTCGGTGAGCCCCGCCGAAATCTGGTCATCGCTGACCATCTTGTTGAAGTTCATGAAGCCCGTGGAGTGCTCCTTGATCATGCTGCGCGCCTTGGTGACGGCCTGTGCCATCTGGGTGGGTGAGAGCTTCATATCAGGCACCTTTCGCGATGGATTGCAGGGTCGGCCGAAGGTCCGGCGTCGCTGGCCCGACATTCGGCTGCGCGGGATCGACGGAAGCCTGAGCCAGTGCTGGCGTCGCATTGGCGTTGGCCTTGATGCTCGCGCCCATGGCCACAACGTTGCTGATCTGCGTGCCTGATCCGCCGAACATCATGACAAGACCGCCCAGGAATCCGTTACCCAGCGTGGCGAGTGCCAGGATTGCCTTGACCATGCCAGCGCTCAAGGAAAGGTCGCCCAACTGAGAGGCGCCGCCGAGCAGCGTCGTGTTGAACAGGATGATAACGCCTACCCACTGTAGCAAAGTGACTTCTTTCAGAGAGTTCATTTCTATCTCCAGAGTGACGATAAGGATTCGAGATGTGAGAACGCATACAGGCTATAAAAACACATCACGAGAATCGCGATGCAGAACGACCCGGCAATGAGGTAGAATTTCATGCGACACCCATGGCGTGTTTCCACAGCGCCAGCCAATGCTGGCGCAGCGCGAAACCGTTGATCTTGTGCGGGTCGGAGACGTAGTGGCCGACGTTGAGCATTGACGACACACCAACCAGGTCGTCGCGCTGCGCATAGGGCAGGCAGCCGCACATCACGAAGTCCGCCACACCGCATTCGAGCGCGTGCGCGGGATCGTGGATCAGTTCGGAATGATTGAGCAGGTCGAGCCCGGTCGTCTTCGCCAGCGCGGCGTAGTTGTCGCGGCCGGTCAGTTGTGAGAAGCCCTGGCCGCGGAAGTTGAAGCCGTCGTCGGTGCCGGGGTGATTGCCCATCCGGCTGCCGTAGGCTTGATCCGCGATCAGGCGCGGGTCGTGCTGCATGGCAATCGCCTGAGCGTGGGTGAAATGGGTGGGAAACACCTCCAGCAGCCGCCCCGCCGAATAGTTCATGTTCTCCATCATCTCGAGGCCGGCGTTGCACTCCTCGGAGAATTGCGCCATGGCGTGGCAGATCACGCGATCGGAGATGAGGCCCCATTTCGCGAACACTGCCGACGCCGTGGCGATCGTGCCGGCCATGAGGCCCGGAACCTTGGCGTCGCCTTGCGGCCACAGTGCGCGCAAGGCGGCAGCGAATTTCGGCAAAGCGGGAGGCGACGACGCTTGAGGCCCGGTGATATTGGTCATGAAGTTGTGTTCCTTATCAGGGGCGGAAGGCCCTCAGAAACAGCAGGGAGCGCTCGCCTGGAGGGCGATGGGTTGGAAAAAGGCAGCGCTGGGATGTTTTGAAGGCTTTACGCCATTAGGTTGTGAGATTAGAATTGCTGCCTCTTAGACCTCACTAAGGAGTATCCACCATGCAAATCGCACTATTTCTGCTGGCAGCCATCGTACTGTCCGGAATTGCGTTTATTCTGACTCCCATGGGACCAATGCCGTTCTGACACCTATCTCGCGGTCAGGTTGTAACTGTAGGATTGTCGGCTTGGGCGGCGGTAACTTTGGGGGTGGCCGGAGCAGAGGAGATTGCTATGCTGAAGATAATCGAAGCGCTAGTGATATTGATAATCGGATACGCCGGCGGTTTTTTCACTTTGTGGCTGATGGCGATGCCAGACCTGCGCCGACAGCAGAAGCAACTCGAAGCGCTGAATTTTGTCTGGCTCAACGGCCGCTATGTGCAAATGGGCGATTCCGCGCTCAGTACTCATTCCCACCCCAACGAATGAATGCACCATGGCTCTTCTGGCACGTCGCCGTGTTACTGGTTTCGCGATTGTGCCCCGCCGAAACGCAGGACAACGAGGCGCGAAACAGAACCGGGCAAAGTGCCGCCACCCGCAGCCGATGGTGATGCTTGCACAAGCGCTCCACCGCACGCACCAACACACTGCGGAAATACCTCAACCCAGAATGCACAACATTGCCCGCGCTGAACTTCGCAGATTGCAGGATATCCGAGAAATGTCGTGCTACTTTCAACCCAATTGCTCGCGCTGCAATTAGGGTAGCTCGTCATCACGCCGCCGCCGATCTCGACTGGATTTCCGGTCAGCATGCCGGGATAGTTCGGGTCAGGTGTCGTGCCCTGCATGACTCTGATATCGAAGCGAACATTCGGTTGGCTACAGGCTATGGCCAGTTGCCCCGCCAAGATAAACCCTCCAGATGGCGGCGCGGAAAACAGTCCGTAGCGAAATCCACCTGGAAGTTGAAAGGAGGAATGAAGTTTGATCCACTGCCCTCCAGTCAGCGCGATCGACCCGCTGGCAGTGTCAAGCGCGCTGATGCCCGTTGTTGAGCGTGGCCTCATCAAGCGTTGAAATGGCGTCGATACCTGTGCTCCTCCGGAAAGGCTGACATGCGCATTATTGTTGATGGACCACTCCACAACGTCGCGCGTCAATGTTCCGGCGACGGGATCAAGCGTTCCTGTACCAACCTCGACGCCAACGTTACTTGGTGCATCGACGAGAGCGTATTTAACGGTTCCAGCGGGGATTCCGGCCGCCGCGAATGAAAGAAACCCCGGAACTCCTGCGCCTAAAGTAATGGGTCCGGTGCCTGTGGTTGGGGTGCCATTGCGCGCGAGATCGATTCCCCATGAAAGGCCGAACGATTCATCTCCATTAGGGCTGGGCTCTTGTGTAAACATCTCCGCGGCAGGGTTCTGGCACGGAATTCCCATGATTGAAGTCGCGTCGGTCATTGTGGCTTTATTCCTATCGTTATCCTAGTCGAGAGAAGACTATGAGAGGTCAGCACGGCCCCCCATCGTTGGGGAAACGCGGCCGCGAGTGCTGTGGTTGCTGCGATGGTCTGGTTCATTTGCGGTACGGAGTAAGTGCCAAGCTGCGCTTCAGGGCTCCCATTCGGCTGGATAATGTGAATACCGATCGATGCGACAGGGGCATTAAGAGATATCACTGGCCAACCAACACTACCGAGAACTGTTGCGAGACCGTCCGCCAAATCACGACACTGACCGTTGCCGCAATCGATAACGACCACCAGCGGTGGAGGGGTTGTCTGAAGTGCGTTTTGCAGTTGGTTGATTTCTCCCGGCGTCAAGGCATCCCATCGATATTTACGCCAAGATGCAATTTCGGCGTTGGACATCGGCGACTGTGCCATTGCAGAGAATGCTGACAGAAGAATGAAACATGCAAATAGAAATTTTCGCATGGCCTGTTGCTCCTTCTTGCTATTGGCTTTCATAAACTCCAGACGCGATGAAGATATCGCCATTCGCAAACGTGATGGCGTTGTTGGTTAGTCCGATCACGGTTCCTACCGTTGCCGATGTTGCCGCATATCCCTGGTAGGCATTTCCAGTCACACCCGTTTCACGCACAAGCATCGTCAATGGACTTGCGGCCGTGAATGGCAGTGTGAAGGTAAAACTCGTCGCACACGTATTGGCCGTCGTCAGAGTCAGTTCAATAACAAAATGTACCTCTTTCCCGGTTTGCTGATATCTTCCTTTGTTGGTGACCGACCACGTACCGGATCCCGTCAGACATGCCATCGTTGGCGTGTAGGTTGTATATGCAGTGCCTGCATTACCCGTACCGCCGTTGGCGACTGGGAGTATTCCAGTCACCGCTGCTGCTGAGGCAAGGTTGACTGCACCGAAACCGAGAGCCGTCCCACCTGGATTGACCACAAGCGCCTGGTTTGCCGTTCCTGCGATGTCGCCGTCGTTAGCCGCCGAACTGGTCGCATTGCCGATGACGGAGAGACCGAGGCCTTGGGCCAAGTTGTTTCTGGCCACCTGATTGACGCCGATGGTGGTGGCGTTTCCGACAGAGGTGACGGGACCCGTCAGGTTGGCGTTGGTGGTGACGTTGCCTGCGGTCAGACCTGCGGCGGTACCGGTCAGGTTGGTGGCGACACCGGACGTTGGCGTGCCGAGTGCGCCGCTGAACCCTACTAGCCCGCTCGCCGCGTTCAGAGTGTTGCCGGCCGCGGTGAGGACGCCGGTGCCCCACCCCGAGAGGTTACTAAGCGAAGGCTGGGCCTTGGTGATGCCACCGAGCGCGTTGATCCCGGTCAGAAAATTATTGGCCGCGCCAGTGTCCGCGACGACGGTCGTACCGATGACGCCAGTGCTGCTGATGTCGTGAAATCGCAGTGCGGTGCTATCGAACCACCATTTCACGCTGCCGGCCGACGGCGCCGATGGTGCTGCAACTGCAGTCGCCAATGATGACCCGAGCAATATCACCGTCCCATCGTTGAACGTCTGTGCTCCGGTCCAAGTCTGGACCTGTCCAAGCAGCGCAATGGTGTCACTGGCGTTCGCCAGCGTGTACGTCTTCATTGCAGTTGCCGGACCTGTGAACTGCATGAAAGCGTTGTTAGTGCCACCCTTGGCACCCGTCAGCGGCGTCGTTCCTGGATTCACTTGTGCGAACGCTGGTGCACAGAACAGCGCGAACGCCAGCACAAGCATGCTGCGAAGCTTCATGATCAGATCCTTGAGGAGAGGCTTAATAGGCGCCGGTGAGGGTCGGCAGCGGTGTCAGCGTGATCGATCCGCCTCTGCCGTCGATTTTGTAGGTGTAGTTCACCGTTCCCATCTGGGTTTGTCCGGCCGCCGGCGTAATCGAGATATTGTTGACATCCGCCATTGGCTTGCCATCGACAACCGTTAGCGGCCTCGTACCGCGGGCCGACCAGTCCACCGTGACCGTGTAGGGTGCCGCAACGGCTGGGGCGATGATCAAAACGTCATCGGTCGGCAGCGCCGCATAGGGTCCGGCATCGGTCAGAGTCTTGACCGATTTTGACGCGAAAGCCGCAGTTGCCTGCACCAGGGAAAACAATCCCGTCAGTGCATTCCAGACCAGAATATAGCTATTGGCAGGATCGGCTATCGTCGCAGCAGCAGGCAACAGCGCCCCGAAATTGAGGGAGATCGTCCAGATCCCGCTCTGCTTCAGGACGCCGATCACACCGCTACCCTTCACCGTCGCCGGGAAAGGAGATCCAATATTGACGCGAACGTTGGCGGGTACCGTCATGGCAGACCAAATGGGTTTGAGGTTGCCGCTGGAACGAACGGCATCGTCGATAGACCACCATAAAGAACCGGCTGTTTGCCGAGCAGAATTTGCCGCGTATCTCCGCCGAGGTAGACCGCCATGGCCACGCCGTAGGTGCTGTGTCGCGTCTTGAACAATGTCGAGGCCGGGATCCTGACCTGCAGCACACCCAACCCGATAACGGTGATACCACTGCCGAGCTGCGCCTGGACGATCGGACCATCGCCGCAATCGCCAACGCCAAAGGACGACCCGTAACCGCCGACGTGATGGTTGTGATGCGCCCGCATTATTTCGAAATCAAAGGCGCAGCCGATCTGCGCCACCATCGCACCTGTCGCCTTCACGTAGGACGTCACAAACCCGGTCATGGTATTCTTGCCGGTCGCGGTATCTGCGATCGTCACCGGATCACCGGCCAGGATAGTCAGGTTCAAGCCGACCGTCAGAGCTAGTGCCTGCATCTCATTGCCGAAGGGATAGTCCTTGATCGTGAGCGGCGTCACTGAAGCTGTGTTGTTCAGCCCCGACGTCACAGTCCATGCATGCCCGGTGAAATCTCCAGGATTGGCCAGCGTCCGTCCCGAGACATCGATCGCCTGCCCGGTGTCGTCGTCGAACAGGCTCACCGTGCGAAGAAAATCCTCGCGGTTGGTGATCTCTGGCAACAGGACGGGGTTGGCGTACATCGGCTAAGCCTCCGTCACAGCTTCATGTAGATGGTCAAGAGCATTTCCGGCGTCACGGTCTGAAATGGCGTCGCGCTTCCGAGATTGGCGGTGTTCCCACTGACTGGAAGATTAGGCATGATGCCGTATTTGTCTCCCGCAAAAAAAGTGGCCGAAGTTCCTGATGGCGTAAGGAGTGTGGTACCTGCACCAAAAGTCACTGCAACCACATTCCCCGCAGCCGGTACAACAGCAGTGGCTGCCACCGGAGCTGGAGACGCCGGCAAATTGGCCATCGTAATAACAGGAAGCTGATTGCCTCCCGCTGCTCCAAGCGTTGTTACGACATTCCCAAAACCGGTTGCCGTCAGCGCTGTTGTCGCGCTATTTCCCATGTCGGCAAGCCCCGCAATGGCGCGGCCACGCCAATCCGGCATGGTCAGTTGCTTGCCTGCGTTATAGTCGTTCAGTGCGTTTCCGGTGCGACCTCCTGAAACAACCAGATTCGGATCCTTGGCGTACAGATAGATCCACAATGTCTGCGTATCGGCGTTGGCACGCTCGGTCGCGCCGCTTACAGCATTTCCGATGGTGAGAGCGTTGCACCGGACAAACCCACTGAGTGCACCGTTGTCATAGCGGACCTTGATATCCCCGGTCGCCATGATCGATGTCGGATCGACCGTACCGCCACCGCCGCCGCCGCCCGAGCTCGGGCCGAGCACCTGCATCGTGGTGTCGACATAGGGCGTTCCGCTGCTATCGATCAGTCGGACATGAATCAGTCCGTCGGCCAGCCAGTGCAGCGGGACGCGAGCGAACTGGTCACACGGAAGCGGCCAGGGGTTCTTGGCGGTCAGGCCGAAGTCGGAAAACGAATCCTGCGGCGTTGCAACCGTGCCAGCCACATAGAAATAGACCTGGCAGGCGGACAAAGGGTGGCCGGTCGCATCGAACTGATTCACCAGTGAGAGTGGCGTGGTACCGGCGGAATGGGCGGGAGAAAGGCCTATTCCAGCCAACGTGACCAGAGAAATTGCAAGTTGTTTCAATGTCTTGAACGTGTTCATGACGGCCTTTTCCACATGCGTATCGTTGCCGGGACGGCGGAACGGGGGTAAGGTTTGTGGATGTCGATTTTTCAGAAGCAACTTCGGCGCGAGGCCGGCTGGGATGTCCGGGTCTCGGCTATCTGGTTGGTCATCTTTTTCGGCTGCATGATTCTGCTGCCGAAAAGCTGGTTCTGGTTCTACCTCGTGCCACTGGCGGCCTTCTGGTTTCGCTATCTGTGGGTTCGCGACGCCAGGGACGAGGAGCTATTGCGCGCCGACTTCGCGGCTAACGGTGGGATCAGCGCCCCTGGCTGCTATGCTACCGAGGCGGGCATCTGCATTTCGGATGGCACGCATCATGTTCTGATTGCGGGACATGATGCGGATGCCACGATCAAGCTGCCTCACATCGTTGGAGGCCAACAACCGGGCGACATGGCGCGCCACGCGCTCGTCGACCACAGCCTGTCCACGCGCCGCGCCATAAACCAAGGCAGCGCTGATCAGTCCCGCCGGACCGCCCGCTAAAGCCGCACCAATTCCTCCGGCTCCCATACCACCCGCAAGCTGCAATTCGTGAAGTTGCCGAGCCGTTGTCGAATTGCCCTGCACGGCCGGGCGAGCGAGATCCATGATACCTTCGACACGCAACCGGGCCTCGACTTCCGTAGCTCGCTGGCGACCGAGAGCGACCTCGATTTCTTGGCGTGCCGCTGGCGAGTTCTGAATCTTGTTCAGGACCGAGCGACGGTCAGGGTTCTGTTCGATGGTCTCGACCAGACGCGAGACATAGCCATCCTGGAATAATTGCCTTTCGTTCGGCGACATCGCGGCCAGAGCTCGGCGGGTCGCCGGAATCCCGAATTTCTGTGCCGCGCCAACGAAGTTTTGTCCTGCCTCGATCGCGTTGTCAGCGCCAAAGAAGTGAGCCGCCCCGGCGCGTGCGGTCTGATAGCTCGGAACCATGCGGTCCAGTTCACCCCGGAGCGCCCTGGTCAACTGCGTGAGCGTTGATGCTTCTTCCCTGGCACCGGAACGCATCGCCTTGCTGGTCGCGTCGTCAAGCTCGCGCTTGGTGGCATCCCAGAACGCAAGATTCGGATAGGTTGGAACGCCGTTCGGCCCGCGGGTAAAATTCACCAGGCCATTCTCGACCGTCACGCCCTGGCGCATCGCCCCGACACCTTGCGTAATGGCGCGGTCCTTGCCGCTGATCGAGGCCTTGCGCATCGCCTCTACCACGGCCGGACTGCCCATCAGCCGATCCAGTTCCGGCGACATGATATCGCGGTCGCCTTCCTGCATGGCGCGCGCATAGGCTCCGCGGTTCGTGGTCCGCGCAACCTGTTCGATAGCCTGCTGCTGGGCATCGGCGTTCGGAAAATGGAAGGTGTGTTGTAGCCATTCAGCGAGACGCGGCGCCTGCGATTCAAAGCGTGCATCAATAGCGCGGTTGAGTTCTGACCGTCCTTCGGGGGAGGTGTTCGCGGCACTTCTGGCCAAGGCCCGCGTCGTCTCGCCGCCGGCATCCATGATGTTAACGGGCGTTCCGGCATTGCGCGCGTCAACGAATTCGTGGGGCGTCAAGCCGACGTCACCGGCTTGTATGTCGCGATCGACAGCAGTCGCAACGCGACGCGATGCTTCCGCAAGCGGCTCACGAGCACCTCGGACAGCGTTTTGCACCCGCTCGATCGCAGGGGTAACAAGGGACCCGGCCGCCCGGCCAACTGCGGGGCCCGCGGCACCAACGGCTCCACCGATCACACCGGCCGAGAGCGGGTTTTCGCCGCGTATCGCGGCATCAGCACCCTCGATCGCAGCGCCGCTGGCCGCGCCGCGGCCGATCATCTGCGGCAGTGTGGTGCCGGTCAGCCCGAGCGCGCGGGAACCGAGTTCTGTCGTCGCAGCTCCACCCGTCGCAGCCACGCCGCCCGCAATCTCGGCGGCCGTGTCCGCGATCGGATGCTCTTGCGCGAAGGTCTTGTCCTTACCTTCCTGGATGTCGAGAGCTTGCTGGTAGCGTTCGCCGAAGGTCTTTCCCGGCAACTTCTGGAACGATTCCGGCAACAGCGGATCGACGACCGGTGCCAGTGCCGCATTGGTCGCGGCGTCGGCCTTGTTCAACAGCCCGCCGATGATCGGCACGCCGCGCGCTGCGGCCCGCGTGACGCCCTCCACCATACCCGGAGCTTCCCCCGACGGCGTCAGCTTCAGCTTCTTTGCAATCAGATCGACCTTGGCATGCTGTTCGTCCGGCGACATCTCAAGGAAACTGTCATCCACCCGAACCTTGCGGCCTTCGATGTTGAGGAGGGGCATTACTTCTCCATGCTCCAGCCGAAGCCGTCGGGCGTAGTGTTCTGGTAGGTGCTCGACTTGGACGTCGACGATCCCGCCTTGGAGACGTCAGACCCCGTCGTCTCCCGTTTCTTTTTCGTCCCGAACTCTTCCATGGTCTTGTCCAACGCAGAGCGCGCCGATTTCAACTCGACTTCCATCTGATCGAGGGCAGCGTTGATCTGCCCGTCGCTCCATTTTTTTTCGAGGATGTCGTGGGCGCGCTCCATGTCGGCGGCACCCACCGTCCCGACCGGCTTGAGAATCTTCGCATAGACCGGGATCAGAGATTCCACCGCGACGCCAAGCTTGATGACATCAGTCCCGCCGGTGCCCTTCTTGGCCGCCAGGATCAGGCTGTTGATGTTGGGATACTGCGTCCGCGAGACCCTTGCGGAGGCTTCACGCACCCGAGGAATAAGAGTTGACGCCTCATTTTCCGCCAGTGTGAGCCCGGCCGCGCGGGTTTCGAGCGTGCGCAGCCCGGCCGCTTGCGTGGCAAAATGCTGCCAGCGCGTCGGCCAATCATTGGGGTCGCCGCCTTCAGTGACTTCCTGCTCGGCCGCCCGCGTCCGGATCGCGGTTGCCTGTTGCTGGCCCTGAATGCCCCGCCCCATGTTGGGAGGCAGCTTGCCGGTCATGCGGTACTGATTGGCGTCAGCGTCGAGCGTCGCACCTGTCTCCCCGCCACCGGATCCATAGGCGGCAGCGGCCGGACCCTGGTAGATCGGCTGACTGGTGCGGGGATCAACCAGGGTCGTGCTTGCGCCGACCGATACCGGCTTCAGACCCGCCTCGATCCGAGCCGCCCATGCGTCGGCGCGCTGCGCCATCGCTTGCGCATTCGGGCGCGGGTCGGCCGCGAGCCGGTTGGCTTCCAGCCTCAGATCGGCAATCGCCTTCACCGGGTCGGTATAGCCGGGCGGCAACGGCTCCTGCGGCACCAGCGGCTGGGCTTGCGCTTGCGGCTGCTGCGCGGACGGCTGTCCACCTTGCGCCGCCCCCTGTCCACCTTGCGGCCGCGCGCCTTGCGCGGGAGGCGCGGCCGTCGCCGCTGGAGTCCCTGCGTTGGCCGACGGCGGCAGCCCGCCGCCCTGATCACCGCCGGAATCGCCTCTGAAGCGATCGGAGAACGACAGCGCCCCCGAGCCCGCGATTTCAGGCGCATACTTCTTCAGCAGACCTTGCGCACGGACCACTTGGCCGGGCGTCAGGTTCGCGTTCGGGTCGATCCCCATTACCTGGGCGATCTTCATGATGGTTTCGCCCGTGGTCTGGTTCTGCGCCGGCAACCGGTCGGTCACCAGAGATGTCACCGTGCCCGTGCCGGCATCGCCCTGCGGGCCTCGTCCGGGAGGCGGTAGCGGCCGGGCCTGCACTGACGCGGGTTGACCTTGCGGCGCGACCTGTGGGGCGGGCTGGGCCTGTGGCTGCCCTTGCGGCTGGCCTCCCTGTGGCTGTCCACCACCAAGGATCTGAGGCAGTGGTGCCGGCTGCTGCTGCAACATCATCATCGCCTCAGCCGGACTTCCCATCGCAGCTATGAGGCCTGCTGCCTTTCGGTAATCAAGTTCTCCTCCTTTGGCGAATTCCTGCTGCAATTGCTTTTGCAGGCCAGCAATGTTCTGGAACTGCTCAAGTTTCGCCTTTTCGGTCGGGAGTTTGTACGGATCATCGGTCGCCCAATTCGAGAAGTTCGAAAAGTTCATCAGCGGCGGCGCATAGCTCGCGCCGCCCGGAGGCTGGACCGCTGTGGGGAATTCAGCCATCGGACAGCACCCGCGCGTCACAGGATTTCAGCATCAGGAGAAGATCATGCAACGCACTGGCACCAACCCCATCCGATGGCAGGAAACCCGCGCGTTGCGCGCCGACGATACGAGCAAAAAATCCCATCGCGTTATCACCGCGAATGAATATACCAGGCCAATCGTTTCCGAACTGCACTGGTCCGGTTTCGACGCGCGGCTCGTCGTCGGGCCGTTCAATCTTTGTCAGCATTACGCCGCCTCAAGGAACCGAGCGAGATCAGAGGCCAACTGTGTAGCCTTGCCGTAATGAACGGCCTTGTACCCGCCGATCTCGATCACAGCGTCAGGATTGGTCTTCTCGACCTCCTGCGCCATCAGCCCGATACGCGGGGTCGGGTCGCCCTTATAGTTGTACCGATAGACGTTGGTGCCGTCGTAGAGCTCACCGACGGGCTCGATGAATTCCTTCAGCCGCTCGTCGGAGAACATCGCAAGCCCCGGCAGCGCCGATGAAATCGCCGATCCGATGCCCGAGATCGCGTTGCCACCAATCGAGCCGCCGCCGGCCGTCTTCATGCCGCCAAGGCCACCCAGCATGTTCCAGAAGTTGCCACTGGCGTTGTAGGCCGATAGGTCCGCATTGGCGTTCGCATTGCCGATCCCGGTCTGGGTCTGGTAGTTCAAGCCCGCCAGTTGGTCGTACTGACCCGCAGTCGCATTCCCCAGCCCGGTATTGACGCCGGCAATGCCTCCCGCCGCAGCGCCGGACGCGCCAAGATACGGCTGGAGTTGGCTGACATACTGACCGTAGGTCGAATCCGCGAGTCCCTGGTTGACCTTGTTCAGCGCCAGCAACTGATTGCCGGAGTTGAGCGTCCCGTTCGCCGCCGCCGCCGCGTTGACCGTGTCGTCAAGCGTGCCCTGCTGGAACTTGTAGCCAGGTGTGTTGCGGAGCGCGGTCAGGGCCGCATCGCTGCCACCCTGCCCGTTCAGCCCGAGCACATTGCCGAGCGCGGTCGTTCCCTGCTGCGCCTGGCCGTAGTTCGTGAGGAACGGCTGTAGTGCCGCCGTGTAGTTCGTCTTGAGCGCATCGATCCCGGAAGTGATATTTCCGGTCGCCTGCGCGTTGGCCGCGTTGAGGCCTGCCGACTGTGCGGCAGCGGCGTCCTTGGCTGGCTGGTCGGAGAAGATATCGAAGATGCTGGACATCAGATCACCCCTTAAGCCGTTCTCATGTGAACAACACCAACTGAATCGCGATAGAGGCCGCCGACGGGAATACCCAACCCTGCCGCCGCAGTGTCATTATTTACGAGTGTAGTGCTCGCACCGATGTTCTGCAGTTGACTGACATTGCCTCCGGCAGACGATGCCAAAGCGATCGCCGTCACCAGCGCATCGAGCTTGGCCATGTAGTCGCGGAACAGTTGCGACGGTTTGTCGCCCTTTTCTGTCACGCCGAACGACGGATCGAACCTGTTTTTGACCGGAAGACTCACGGGCCAACCTCGCGCGGGTTAGACGACATGGTCCCACCCATCAGCCCGCGATAGACCGGATCGGTAATATCAAGCCGCCAACGTACCCCGGCGGCCCCGGCTTGCCCCCGGTTCTTCACCGAAGCCCGCGATCGCCTGACCTTGCCTTGCGGTGCGAGGGAACGGATCGATGGGATATCGTAGGTCTGCCCGCCATCCTTCGAACAGGAGATCGCACAGACCGGATTGCTTGCACCGAGAGGTGCTGTCAGATCGGTAGCGACACCCCCCGAGACGTAGGCATGAACGAACGTCACACCCTGCAACTCGATATGATTGGCATCGACCACGGTCATCGGGGCCGCGACGTTTGCTTCTGTGGTTCCGGTTACGCCCACCACCTGCACCTGATCTCCGGTCTTGGCCTGTGAGGTTGAATTCACGGTCAACCTGACCACACCGCCCGTGCCCGCGGCGGCACTCAGGACCGTCATTGCGTAATTTCCGACGGCTTGGCCCACGCCCATGACAAAATCGAAATCCGCTCTCGCGATCCTCTGCTCCTGCGGAAAGTCCCGCACCGACCCGGATTCGATCCGGTACAGGAAGGGAGATCCGTTCTCCGTATAATTGAGGTCATCGACGAACAGGAGATTGCCGGATTGCTGATCTCCGACCAGCCACTTGCCGAACGCGGGATGGCCACCTCGTGCGCGCCAGCGGCCATATTGCCCGGCCTTCCAAGATTGCCGCTCGGTCCACTTCTTGGTCGAGAGGTTGAACTCCCATGTCCATGCCGGCGAGGACAGGGACCAGAACTTCTTTCCGCCGATCGAATAACAGCCGGCCTCGAGCTGATTTCCGGCGCGGGCCTGCGCCTCGATCAGGCGGTTGAGATCGGGCGGCGATACCTCGAGCGGCGCCAATGATCCGGGCGTCAGCCAATGCACCGAGAAACCCTGGTCAACCCACAACAGTTCCGAGAACCCAGTTTCAAATCCAGCGATGGCGGTTGCCTGCAATAGGCCATGCTCGATCACGGTCACTCGCGCATACGGGAAGGCAGGCGCCGCATTGGCAGCGTCTTGCCAAGCTTCACATGACCCGGTCGTGAACAACAACAGCAGACCGGAGAATGGGATGCCGCGCAACAGCGTGACATCGGCCTTGGATTGAACGGTAATGAAGGTCAGCGCGTTCTGCGTCAACGCATTCAGCGCAGAGGCGTAGCACTGGCCGGACCCGATCGTGAAGAAGAAATAGCCATCCTGAAAACAGACCGAATTCGGCTGCGGCAGGTTGCCGGCGCCATTGTAGGCCGTGGGGGCACCTCCACCTGATAGTTTGAATGCTCCGTTATCGATGTCGACCGCGACCACGTCAGGATTGGGAGACGCCTGGTTGCGCGCGATTGAGACCATCTTGGTACCGAGCATCGCTCCCAACACATTGACGGTTCCAGCGGTGTCGACCGTCATGACGTTGGTCGCATAGACCTCGTAGGACAGGTTGTTGACGATCAGCCCGCCGCGGTATCCGGTCTGACCGGTCGCGGCATGCTGCGACAGGCCCGCCGATCCTCTCCAGACCTGCAAAGCAGGTGCCGATCGTTTCGCCGGCTCGCCCAGAGGTTCGGCGTAGCAGTTGATCAGTCGCCCCGCACCTTCCTGCGGATTGGCGCCAGGAAAGGACGACAGGGGAAATGGAATTTCAGCCGGCCGCTGCATCATCAGAAGCACTGCATCCGGAAGATCTCGTAGGTCGGACGCCCGCGAGTGATGATCTTGAGAGATTGGGCTGCCGCCCCGGCACCGATAGGAACACCGCCTTGGCCGCCGAGCCCGTTGTTGACGGTCGTCACATATTCCTGACCGACGATGCCGAGCGCGCTTGCGCATTCACCGGCGACGATCGAGGCCAGATCCTTGAACCACGCGCCGGGGATATTGTCGCGATCGGAAACATATGCGATTTCTAGCGCTGCAATCTTGCGAAAGATCGAGTCAAGATTGTCGTTGACGTTGGAGAAGTCGTCGGGATCGACCGTCTGACCAACCGACAGGATTCCCGTGTCCTTCAGAACCTGAAGGACGAGGTCGGATGAAGTCCGGAATGGGGAATTGCTGGGCAAGACGACCGCTCCCGGCTACCAGGGCAACTGATTGATGCCGTTCTGTACCCAGAGCGACGCGACCTGCTGGTCGTTGAGCTCGTCCATGGTGGCGAGTTTGTGCAGCCGCGGCATGAACAGGGTCTGCAGGTAGGAGTAGTCATCCGTTCCGACTTCGCAGGCGAGCTGCAGCGTGCGGTCCTTGGCGAACTTTCCGATCAGCTGGTCGGCATGCTCGATGTTTGGATCGTTGATCCACCTGACAGCATAGGCGCGATATTCTTCCGCGGTCTTGGGCAAGGCCGGCGTAGTCCGCTTTGGCTTCTGGTCGCCCACCATGAAGAACGGATTGTTGCGTGCGCTCTCGATGATCTGGTGATTGAGTTGTTCGCGGATGGTCCCTTCGGGATGTCCCGTGAGTTCCTTCGGCAGGTTCGCCTGAAACTTGTGGCCGCCCCAGATCACGAAGACCGGGTCGCCCTCGCCGGGGAGATAGGTCAGCGTTTCCGTTACAGCCTTTGCCGGCGGATCGGAGACAGGCAGATCGAGCATCTCGCGTGGAGTCTTGGCCATGAATTGTTTCCTGTTGAAGAAAGACCCGGCGGCAATGCACCGCCGGGCCTAAGACGTTGCTAGTTGTCGTTGTTCGGCGCGTAGGCGATCACGCAGGTGACGGAGCCGGCGGTTGCCGCCGTTCCGGTCTGGGCATACTTCGCCCAAAGCGTCACGTCCGCGGCGCTGGTCGCGCCGAGGCCGAGACCCGCCGCGCTGGTCAGATGCTGCACGGTCGCCGACGCTTCGTTGAGATCGCTGGCGCCGAAGATCTCATTCGCGCTGGTTTTCGTGGTGCCGAGTGTCACGACGTTGGTCGTCGACGCGTTGAACGCTGTCGTGACGTGGCAGTCGATCGAGTGGATATACCAGTTCTGCCCCAGCGCTCCGAACGCCTGGGCGGCCGAGATACCGGTATCGTTGAAGTTGATCGTCAGCCGGTAGTAATGCAGAGCCTGTATGAACAGGTCCCGCTTGCTCATGGTGCGGGTCTGGTCGACCTGCAATGCGAACGCGCCCGTGATCGCGAAGGCAGTGAGGAGGAGCGCGGCGATCGCCTTGCTCCATCCCTTGGCGAGAGTGTTAAGTTCCATGGATGGCCTCCTGGGCCTGAAGATGTGATTTGAGGGAAAGCGACGCGGGATTGCCCGCGCCGCGATTCAATTCAGCCGGTCAGGCTCTAGTTGTCGCCCACCGCGGCGAGGAAGGCGGTAAAAATGCCCCACTCCTTGAAGTTGCCAGCAGCGTTGAGCTTGGAGATCTTGCCGATGCCGTAACACATCTTGACGCCGACGCCGCGGATGAAGCCGTAGTCATCTTCCTTCCGGAAGGTCGGTGTCGGCATCAGACCCCAGCACCATGCCTGCGCGCCCTGGCCGCAGAGGAATGCTGGGGCAACCTGGGTCGTACCCGCAGCGCCTGCGGTCGCGTAGAACACCGGAAGCCGCAGCGACTGTTCCGGGATTTCCCGGATGATCACGCCGTTGTAGAGCAGATCGCCGTCGACAAAGATCGGGTTCTTGAGGTAGCCCTGCTGTTCCCGAGCGCGCGAGTTCTGGTTGGCCGTCTTGATGTCGGTGTCGTTCTGCGCGTCACGGAATTGCTCCTGACCGGTGAACAGAACGAACCATTCGGTGCCGTTTTCCTTCAGCTTGAAGGGGCGAATGCGAGGGTTGGCCTTCTTCGCCGAGCGCTTCATCCGGTTGACCAGCGCGCCGGACAAGGTCATTGCCGACGTGATGTTGGTCATGGAGGCGGCGAAGTTGCCGGCGACAAGGTTCGCGGTGTTGCCGTTGCCGATCAGGACGCGATCGGCGTTGTCGGTGAGCCAGGTATTGCGCTGGGCTGCGGTCGCGGCATCGAACAGGATACCGTTGACGCGCTGGCCGAGGTTGGAGCCAAGCCCGGCGGGAGCGGCCTGCGAGGGCAGCGCATAGAACGCATCGACGATCTCGTCGCGCTGCTTTTCGTTGCCCCAGTCGACCAGAGCGGGCTTCATCTCGCCGAACAGGTCGATCGAGGATTTGTTCTCCTCGGCGTTGTTCACCGCCACCGCGTGGCGGGCCCAGTCCACGAAGAACCGGGTGCCCTGGTTGTCGAGCTGTTCTTCGTTGCCGACCAGCGGGCCGACGCCAACGCCCTGGGCGTTGAGGCGGGCGCGGAGCGGGATGTTGATCTGCTCGCCGCCCATCTTGCCGCCCTTGTTCAGGTCGGTGATCACGCGAATGATCGCGTTCTCGGACGGGCCCATATAGGGCGAGTAGAGGTTTTCGCGGACGTATTCCCGGTAGATTTCTTTCCGGTACTTGATCAGTTTGTTGTTTGCAGCAGTCGTCGTCATCGCCATGATGCGAGATCCTTTTCAAAAGGCCCGCGCCAGGACGGCGTTAGATTCAAACCGGCACTTACACGCGACCGATCACTCGCTCGCGGCAGGCTTCGTCATTTTGGAAAATCGCTCGTCGTCAGCGCCAGGCAGAGTCAGCGACAGCTTGATCCGAATCATCATTGGAGCGGGGATCGAGACGTTCGGCTCCGAGGTTGGAGCCGCCCCTGTTGCTCAACGATGGCGGCAAGCGGGTGGTGGTACGCGGTCGTCCATCATCACCATTGGCAGCCTCGCCGCGGAGTTCGGCGACTAGTTGCTTGCGGAATTCAGGGTCCTTGAGCAGGGCTTGACGGGTTTCCTCGCGGATCCGTTCCTCGAACTTCGCCGGATCATCTCCAACGCGCGCGAAGGTTTCGTTCCGCTTGTGCCAGCTCACCAGCGCTTCGCCCGGATTGGGTGAAGCGTAGATGCGCTGTACGACAGCCCTTGCATCGGGGTCTTGCGGGTTGAGCTTGCCGATCGCTTCCATGGCACGCGGAAACGCTTCGGAATGCTTGATGTGCGCAAGCTCGAAGCTTGTCGCAACCGCCTGGTTACGGAGTTCACTGGAGACGGTCGAGATGCCGTTCTTGATCTCCTGACGGATGCTGTTCGCAAACCCTTCCGGGTCCTCGAACATGTCAGGAGCCTTGACGGCCGCCACTGGCTCGACCTTCGTTTCGGTGCGCGGCGCTTGTCGCAACGTTGCGATTTCGCGCATCACCAGATCGAGACGATCCGACAGCGACCTGTTGTCGCCGCTTGATTTTTCGATCTGCGCCTTCAGCGCATCGCGTTCTGCTTCCGCAGTACGAGCGCGTTCGGCGACCTCACGATACCTGCCGGACGGAATCTGGCCGTCCGGCTTGCCAGCGTTCGGCTTTGCGGGTTCTTCACCCGTGGTGCCATCCGCAGTCTTGCCGGCGTCGGCTGCGACAACTTCGTCGTCGCCTTCCGTCTCGTCAGACTCGTCGTCGTCCGCATCCTCCTCGCCGGCTTCGTGCTGTCCTTCCAGCCCTTCGCCGAGAGATTCGAGGGAGCGGTCGCCCGTCGAGTCCAGGATCTCCGTGTCTTCCTCACCCCATGCTTCGCCTGCGATCTCCCTTTCGGTCTCCACGATCGCATTCGAGATGATATCAAGTTCCTGAATAGCCATGATGACTTAACCTTCTTTCGCGGTATCGTCGCGACGACGGCAGTCCACATTCGCGCGCTCGATCAAGATTGATCGAGCACATCACACCGGGACCGTGATTGAAGCGTTGCGCCGTCTGGAGGACGCCTGCCGCGGGGTTTGAAACCGGCAACCCTGAAGTGCCGCACGCCGTCTGGTGGCGCTGACCGAAACCTAGTTCTTCAGCAATTCGCTTTGCGCGGCCTGCTGATGAGTGAGCATGTCGACCGCCTTCATCAGGGAGTCGGCTAGAAGATGCGCGGCTTGCGGCGAGCAGCGCAGATGCGCCACGCAAACCATGTCGGTCAAGATGGTGTGGCCATCAGCCCCCGGGATGAGAACGCGCGTCGCAATCTCGACCTCGATATTGCCGGCGAAACTGCCGTAGACCGGCGCGTTGTCGAAGTAGACGACGGGGGCAATAGCGCTGTTTTTCAGGACCGGGCCGGGCCGATCGGTCTTCTTGATGACTGCCATGATTACTGCCAGAGGTAGCCGATGTTCAATGTGATGCCCGCAGCGGCGTTGCCGTTATCGTTATCTGCTGGCAGTGCGACGATGCAGAAGCCGATGCCGAGGGAGAACCTGGTATCGTCAAAACTGATAGGCAACACGCCGGTCGATGTTCCTGTCGGCGGCAGCGGAATCGTAATCACCGGCGTATCCGTGCCACATGCAGGTGCAGTCGCCTTGTTGTAGAACTTGAGGTAATAGATCGTCGCGTTGTTGTTGTAAACGATCACCCATTTCAGAACGTTCTGTCCAGCCCCCGACACCAGCGTCGAATTATTCGACACCGCAGAAAGGTAGTGGAACGGTATGACAGGAAGCGACTGCGCTCGAGCACCGAAGGCGGCGAGCGATAACAGCAGCGACAGCGCGACAGCGCGTATAATGGTTTTCAAGAGCATGTCACTCCTCGGTCAATTCCGCGTCGATATCCCAACTTCCGGTCGAAATTGCAGTAGTCGCGACACAAAGCTGCGATGTCGCGGCGCGTAACGTCATCGGCTGATCCCAATACACGGTGAACTGAAACAGCCCCTCGCTTGAGGTTGCTGTGTTACCTTGAGTCCCCACAGCCATTTTCATGGACCTGACAGCGCCCACCAACGTTCCAGGAGTTGGATTCGGTGTGAACGAGTTGACGGTCGCGGTTGCTGGCGCGTTGAGTGGATCATTCTTGACCATTGTTACGGACGCGAGTCCGCCTCCGGTATCAAGCGAAGATCTGAGAACGACCGAGACATCCGCCACGGCAGCGGTGCCGCCTGTGGCGTTCACGCGCATACCCTTTACCTTGACGACCTTTGTCGCACTGCCATTGATGCAGAATACATCGCCGGCAGACGAGTTCGACAGGCCTATAACGGCGGCGCTATAGGTCGCGATATTGGTATTTCCCGACACGATACCGGGAGCATTTGGTCCAACAGGAACAGCCGATCCGGAGGGATCCAACTGCATGTCGAGTTTTCCGTCGACAGTCGCGCCACCGGGTGTCGGAAAATTGTTGTCGGAAGCATACGCATAGATCCCGATCAGACAGACCAGCAGAATGGCCAGACCGGAAAGACCCCGCATCACACCCTCATCTGTTGTTGAGCAGGCGCGGCCATTGGCGCCCGGCGGCTATTGATCGGAAGTGAACGGGTCATGGTCGACCGGTACGAGAGAAACGCTCAATGGGACATCTGCTACCGGAATCGACAACTTCGCTTTGTCATCAAACACCACTCGACCGCCTTTGCTCACAAGTTGATCCCGCTCATTCCACCCAGGAGCGTTGGCAGGAGCCCACTGGCTTTCGTTCGAAAACGTCTCATGCAGCGGCGTTTTCCAAAAATCCGGGTAATGCATTCGGCTGTCATTCGGATCTATAGATGATTGCGCTTTGGGGTTTCCCTGCTGCAGGCCTTGGTAAAACCCTCTCATATCATAATCTTGCGGGGTAGTGGCATCAGGATCGAACGGAACTTTGTTGTGGGCCACCCACTGCCGAAAGAATTGCTCCGTTCCAGTATCTAGCGGCGTGTTGAAGCTCGCCGACGGCTGGCGCGCACCGAGATTAGGGTTTGGATCTGCGAATGGATCATGATCGACCGGGATTAACTGTGCCATGTCACGCAATCATGAGATATTTTCCCGGACGCCTTGGGTCAGGAATGTAGTGTTTGCCGTCAGGAGCCTGCCTTGCTCCAGGAATTGGCGGCTGCATCTGCTGTTGTTGCTGCGAACCGCCCGCCAGCGGCGGTGCGCCTTGCCCGCCCTGTTGCGGATTCAAGAACGGCTGAAACACCTTGTGCGCCTCGAACAGCGAATCTCGCACGAACTCTGCAGCGTCTAGGTGCGATGCACTTGCCAAGTGGCCGGCCCTCGCCGCTTCCGTGGTGACCTTGGCGCGTTTCTCGGCCGCAGTTGCGAGCGCCTGTTCTGCACTCGCCAGCGTCTTCTGGGTTTCCGCCGCGGTCTTGGCGTTTCGCCCAGCAGCGGTTTCCATCGCAAGCCGCTGCTGTGCCTGCTGCGCCTGCATCTGCTCGGGCTTCGGTGCGAGCATCTGCAAGATGCGATCCTTTTCCGAGCGCGGCATGTTCGGGTTCATCTCGATCAGGACCTGCGGCGGGATTGTGCCGGGCGGATAGCCCTTCAGCGTGTCGTAGGTCTCCTGCATCATTGACATGATGTCCGGACCTTCGTCGAGCGCGATATCGACATCAAGTTGTCCGACCGCATTGACGATCGCGGGCCTGCCCCACTGATCAACATCGAGGCCGTTGATCTGGATGAACTGCGCCAGCTTCTCGTTCGAATTGACCCGGATGAACCGTTCGGCCGTCCAGTGACGCTGCACCGTGTTCCAGATCTTGCGGTAGAGGTTCAGCTTGAACATCCGGTGCGCCAGCACGAACGGACCTAGCTCGGCCATTCCTGGCTGTCGCAGCAATTCCAGCGCGCGGGCGGAAAGGTTGGTTAGGCCAACGCCAGACATCGCCGCTATGTTCGAATTGGCATATCCGTCGAGCTCGGCCTTGGCATCGTCGGTGAACGCGGAAAAGGTCGCGATGTCGGGGTGGGTGTCGATAACCTTGAATTCCTTGTTCGGATTCTTTTCGAGATACCCGTCGTGCCGCGCGACCTCGCGCCGCGCCGCCTCGACGTCGTCAACCGCGCCCTTCTCGGCTTCGATCCGCCGCGAGTTCGCCAGTGCCAGCGTCTTGCTCTTGCCCTGGTTGAGCGCGTCCTGCGGTCCCTTGAACGTTCGCACGAACGAATAGCGGTCGCCGTCCTGATCGATTGCGGCGCAGAACATCTCGAATGACGAGGTACTCTCGCCGGTCTCATCGAAGTATGGCGAGATGCCCTGCTCGAGAAGCACGTTCGCGACATAGAACGCCCAGCACCATTTGCCGCGATTCTTGTACCAGTGCTCAACCATGCGGATACGCTTGGACGAGGAAATGAACCACTTGATATCCCGGTCGGGATTCGTGGTCATGTCGCTGTCGCCGGCAAACAGTCCTTCAAGCTCCTCGCGTTTGGACGGGAAGATCTCGACCGCGGCCTCGATGTCCATCCACTTCGCGATGCCTTCGAAGCGGACATCCTTGAAGTCGAAACGATAGGAGCGCGGATCGTAGAAATATTCGTCGCCGATCACCCAATGAACGCCGACGTCCGGATCGCCCTTGTCACCCTTCTTGAGCACCAGTTGCACGCCGCCGATGCCGTCAATGGCGGTCTGCAGCAGGCACCAGTAGTTCGTCGAGTTCTTGAACTGGCTTCCATCCAGAACGCTGCGGACGGACTCAGTCGCAACCTGGGCGCCAGCCTCGCTCTTGGGATTCTTGCCTTCCGCCTTCGGATCGCAGCGCATTCGCTCGACCAGGCCAACGATGCCGTTGATCTTGCGTCCGACCCGGTTCCAGATCTGCACCGGCTGATGGCGGGCCTTCAGGACGCGAAGCTGATCTGCCGTCAGTTGCGCGCCGTGGTAGTAGCGCCGGGAGTCTTTCTGCTCCTCGATCTCCTCATCCTTGCTGAAGAGATAGTCCAGATATTGGGAGCGCAGCACACCGACTGAAAGGAACTGCTCTCCATCGTCGTCATCGAGGTTGCGGTCACGCTTGTCTTCGGACGGATTGTTGTCGTTCCTCGCACCCACGAGCGGCATCAGCCGCGCCGCATCGGCGCGCTGCATCTGCTCGATCATGGACTGCTGGACGGGAGGCATCAGGCGATCGGGGTCATCTTATCAAGATTGGCCGCTTCCTCCCTGTCGGAAGGCTGATGCCTGTTCCCGAGCTTCGCCATCTGCTTTTCCGAGATCAGGCCGCGCTTTGCGAGTTCAGACGCACGATGCGATTCCGCCTGCTTTTCCTTCGCATGCTCCGCTGCCTGCTTGCGGACGTGCTTCATCAGGCCCTTGTTCTTGAGGTGTTCGCCCGCGCGCAGGATCGTGTGCATCGCGTCGCGGACTTCCCAACGGTCGTATTTCTTGGGCTTTCCCGCCGTTGACTTTTCCATGCCGATTCCTTCTGCCATAAGTCACCCCTTCGCCATCAGCTTTTCGAACTGCTTCTCCGAAATCCGCCCCTTGGCGCGCAGTTCCTCGGCCTTCACTTCCGTCTTCGACTTCGGCTTGTCGGGACCGAGTACCTTGTCGAGCTGCTCGCGGGCGACATCGAGCGCGTCGACCGGCTTGTCGAGCAAATGCCCTTCGACCAGCTTGCAGATCCGCTTGCATTCCTCGATGGCCTGATCTGGCGTATCACCGAGCGCAACGACCGCACCAATCTCGGCGCATCCGGTCCATTGCGGAATGACGTAGTATTCGCCCTCGATCTGGCAGAAGTTTCGCAGCTTGACGTTCTCGCGCACATCTTCCGGGAACGAGACGTGCATCCAGTTCTTGTCGGCCCAGTCCGATATCAGGAGCACTTCGGCACCCCACTTCGCCTTGAACTCCGGCTCGATCACGATGCCTTCGGAGCCATACCAGATGGCCTCGGCGAGGTTCGTCATCATGACCTGATAGAGTTCGTTCGGAGGTGAGCCGGCGCGGCAGCACGGATCGATCAGGTAGCCCTTGCCGCCGGGCGTGACGCGGACCTCGGTCGAGATGAAGCCGCGGTAGCCATATTGTTTCAGTGCGGGCGAGAGCTTCTCGTTGACGCTGCGGACCTTCTCCGGCAGTTCCGACCATCGCACGGTCTTCAGTAGGTAGGCTTCGTCCTTGACCTCGACCCCAGTCATGGCGGACTTCGGAAACTTGCCGTCGATCGTGAAGCCATCGTATCCGGTTTCAACCGCGTCGTTGATACCTTCCTCGACGGTGAACTTGATCACCTTCTTGAGCGCCCCAAGATTGTGCTCAAGTTCGTCGAGCCGTGGTTCTACATGCTCATAGGTCTTGGCGCCGAAGGTCTCCATGTCGCCACGGGTGCCTGAGATCTTCACCCACTGGTCGTCATTGGCCTTGAGGTGCTTGCGCAGCGCGTCGAGCCCCGTGATCACCTTGTACGGGCCGATATCGATCCCGAGCTTCTTGGACTTTTCCTTGGATGCTGGCCGGTCGATCTCCAGTTCGCAGCCGCCGCGACAGCCCCAGACACGCTTGCCTTGGGATACCAGCCAGTTTTGCAGGTCGCCCTCGTACACGTCGGGGAAGATCCAGATATCGATTTCGTCGTAGTGCGACCAAGGTGAAGCGACACGCTCGACGCCCTCGATGCCTTCACCGATCATCAGCGCGTTTGACTTCGGCATCCCGGACGTCCACGGGACGTAGTAGAGCACGCGGCCGAAGGATTTGGAGAGCGTCACGGCGATCTCGGTAAAGACGCCGTTGTCCATGACAATTGCAGTTTTCGAGCGGAGGTTCATTTCAGCGTCAACTCCGCGTAAAACTGCCGTCCTTCGCCGTGCTCCACCGACATATCAAACCCACGCGCCGTGCGGTCGACAATAAACTGATCGAACGGCTTGCACGAGCAGATGAAGAGGTACGCGCCACGATGGTCTGGCCAGGTATCTAGGGCGAGGAATGAGTCAGTTATGGGCAACACAACAGTTCGGCCATTGCCGCCCTTGCCGTGCAACGGATAGGTCCAGAGAGCGTGATCTCCGACTGCGGTCATGCCGATCGCGGCCGTCAGCGCATGCAGGAATTTGACCAAACGATCCGCGCCGATGTCCTGCTCTGATCGAAGCGTCACGCCAAAGGCGTGCATGCGTTCCCCGAGACGGATTTCGCCACACCTCACCTCAGTATCCACCTAGGTGCCGTTTGGCGGCCTTCTCCGATATCAATCCTTGCTTCATCGCGCGCTTGGCTTTCTTCCGCACATGCTGCGGCAGCTTCTTGACCTTCTGTCCGTGGCTTTCGGCAACGAACTTCTTGCCGACCTTCTCAGGGATTCCAATCGTCGACTCGCCTTCCGCGGCGGCATGCATTGCGGCGTTCTGCGCCTTGGATTCCATTGGCATTTCGCGCTCCGTCTTCCCGGAAAACGAGACTGATTTGTTGTTCGGGGCGGTCGTGGTTTCAGCCATTACCATTCCATTCTTTCGACCGCTTTCCGAATCTCCCGCTTGATCCGGCGACGGTCGGCATTGGGGTAAAGGCTAATAACTTCTACTTGCGCGAGGTATTCCGCGCG